TCTTACCGAGGGGGGGGTATTAGTTTGGGTTGTATCTGACCAGACTATAAACGGTAGCGAATCAGGAACAAGCTTCAAACAAGCCTTATATTTTAAAGAGTTAGGGTTAAATTTACACGATACAATGATTTGGCAAAAAGATAGTTGCGCATTTCCTGATAGTACAAGATATATGCAGATTTTTGAGTATATGTTTGTATTCAGCAAGGGGAAACCGAAAACAGTAAATCTTATTGCCGACAGAAAGAACCTTTGGTCAAACATCAAAGTGCATGGCACGTTCCGAGAAGCAGACGGGAGTTTAAAAGGGCGGTCAGCACAATGGAAAGAAAGCGTAGTTAAGGAATATGGTTATCGGTTTAATGTTTGGAATATCCCAACAGAAAAGAACAACAAAACGGGGCATCCGGCAGTATTTCCATCAAGCATAGCTAAAGACCATATACTTACTTGGTCAAAAATCGGTGATACAGTTTGCGATCCGTTTTCAGGGAGTGGCACAACCGCTATACAGGCACTAAACTTAAACCGAAATTTCATAGGCTTTGAAATCAGCAAGGAATATTACGAAAAATCTATGAAACGGATAGAAGAAGAAACGGCACAGATGACATTGTTTGATTTTATGTAAAGGAGTAACAAGCATTGGAAAATAACGAGAAATCACTTGACAAGCCAATAAGCGAGAAAGACAATCCTACGAACGAACGAACGAACGAACAAAGGTGCATTGTCTCTTTGAGCAATCAGGGACTTTTAAGAACGAATTTCGGAAGTTAGGCTATGAAGCCTATGACTATGATATTCAGAATGAATTTGGTGAAACTGATTATGTTATAGATTTGTTTGAGGAAATCAGAAAAGGATATGACGGCAAGCCGAGTATCTTTGATACTTTTGGGGAAAATGATTATGTATTTGCTTTTTTCCCTTGCACACGTTTTTCATCTAAAATCCCTGTTTGGTTACGAGGTGAAGCCCCACAACAAGTAAATTGGTCAGACGAAAAGAAACTCCAATACTCTATGAATATGCAAGAAGAATTATCGGAATTGTATCAATTAATCTGCAAGATGGCTTACATAGCATTTGAAAAAGGTATCAAAATGATTATCGAAAATCCTTACGATCATGCACATTATTTGACAATGTATTGGTGCTTAAAGCCTATGCTTGTGGATAAAGACAGAACTAAAAATGGTGACTATTTTAAGAAACCTACACAGTATTACTTTTTAAACTGTTGTCCTAAAAATAATTTGGTTTTTGAACCTTTAGATTGGGTGCAGCAAAAATGGGTTAAGCACCAAAAGAATGAGAACGGAGTTAAACGGCAAGTAATGAGAAGTATGATACATCCTCAGTATGCAAACAGATTTATACGGAAATATTTGATTGATGATCCCACCACCTAAAAGGGTGTGGAAATAAACCAAAGCAACCGTCCTATCTAACGCATAAAAATCGAAATAATATATCACACTTGGGCGTTGTTGCAAAATTCAAAGTGGCGGTCTGAAATATGGCTGCCACTGGGAAGGAGAGATATGTATACAGATTTATCTAATTATGTTAGAGGTGAAGTTTTATATAGAGGTACAGATAGCGAACAATTATACCACTTTTGGAATTGTAAAAAGTGTGGGAGAGAATATAAAACAACAAAATTAACAGGATTAAGTGGGCTTTGCTATGAGTGTTTAGACAAAAATCAGAAAGAAAAACAAGCGAAAGCGAAAGCAAAGGCTTTAAAAACAGCATTAGGAACTATAAGGCAGAAATTTAGAAAAAAGTTTAATATCAAAAACATTCCAACAGTAGTTGTTGATGGCGAAAAATACTATCAAGAAAAGGCTTTTAAGAAAGCATTAGACGAGATATTTAATGAAATTCAGGAGCAAATATATGAGTGAAGAAAGCAAAGGCAAAATAGAGATTATACAGACAGGGGCTACAACGGCTAAGGTAATTTTAAATGGTCAGGACATAAGCAACGTGGTTACAAGCTATACGATAACTCACGAAGCAAATCATATAGCAAAGTTGGAACTGATTGTAGGCAAGAATTTTACGGGAATTAAACTTGACGAAACTTGCGAGGTTTCGATTAGGTAAGAGGATGAAAAAAATGAAGATTAAATGCGATATGTGTGAGAAAGTTGTAGATACGGCTAAACCGAGGATTGACGGATGCCTAGATGTGCCAGTTGCGGTTACGTTTGAACTTTCTGACGGTAGCAAGATTACGGCTTGTAGTGAATGTATCGAGAAATCGAGTGAAAATCCTGAATATCTGGAAAATTTTCTGAAAGTGAGGGACGCAAAAATATGAGATTTTCAGTTATTATACCTGCACATAACTCTGAGAAGTTTATTTGGAATGCTTTATCGAGCATAGAACGCCAATCATTTAAGAACTTTGAACTGATAGTTGTCTGCGATAGATGTACCGATAACACTAAGTCAATAGCTGAGAGTTACGGTGCTAAGACTTTGGAAGTTGATTTTGGGCGTGACGGGTTAAGTAGAAATGCCGGACTTGATATGGCACAAGGGGAATACATTTTATTTTTAGATCACGATGACTTTATACTTCACGAATTTGTGTATGAAGAAATCGACAGGAAGTTAAGGCAAGAGAATGATCCCGAATTGTTATGTTGTTCGTTTATCTGGAAGGGGATTGGATATACCCGTCCTATTGCAAAGAACGGCAAATTGTTACCGAACGTATGGTCAAAAGCGTGGCGTAGGGATTGGGTGAATGATACCCGCTTTACAGACGTATATTCTGTATCGGATTTTTACTTCTGCGAAGCTATGGAAAAGAAACCGCACAGGAGAGTGATTTTCGATTTCCCGATAATCTATTACAACTACTTGTTTGAGGGAAGTATCTCAAAAGAAATGGGACGCAATATCGAAGGCACAAAGAGAGCATGGAGAATTGACTAATGGATATTTACATTTACACGCCACAAGGCTTTGAAACAGGCGGTATCGAGTTGCTACACCAACTTTGTAGCGAGTTGAACAGCTATGAGGAGATAAACGCATATATTTGGTATTCAGATAATAACAAGGCATATATCCCTGATTGCTACAAGAAGTACGGTAACGAGTTTAAAGTGACAAGCATACCGCCTAAAGATAGCGTATTGATATTCCCTGAATCTTGGGCGAAATTGCTAAATGATGACAGATTTAAGGAATACACAAAGGTATTGTATTGGGAAAGCATTTACTGGTATGAGCATTGGATTCCTAAAGACCAATATTTGAAATTCCCCGAAGGTACAATCCACATTTCGCAATCATGGTACGCTTACGAATGGTTACATGAGAAAACAGGCATTGACGCCATTATGGTTACGGATTATCTGAATGACGAATATATGGACGTTGATTTGAACAAACCTAGGAAACGCCAGATACTTTACAATCCTAAAAAGGGTTTGGACGCAACAAAAAGGATCATGGCTAAATTGCCTGATGAAAAGTTTATCCCGATTGAGAATATGACCGTTGCCGAGGTTAAGGCACTTATGGAAGAATCAATGCTTTACATAGATTTTGGTATTCATGCCGGAAAAGACAGGATTCCTAGAGAAGCTGCCATGTGTGGATGTTGTGTAATCACTAACCGTGAAGGAAGTGCCGATAATTATCAGGATGTGCCGATACCTGACAAATATAAGTATTCTGAAAACCGTTTTGACGAAGCTATCAAGGAAATCAAATTCATTTTAAATCATTATGATTTCGCAAAGTGGGATTTTTTGGAATATAGGGAAATTATCAGAACTGAAAAGACAAGGTTTAAAGGTGGCGTAATCAGGTTAGTAGGGAAATTAAGTGAGGTGACAACATGATAGAGATTTCAAGGGTAGCCGAGAAAGAGCCTGAAACACGGGATTGTAAGAATTGCAAGCACTATGTTAAGCGTGAAGGTATCGCATGGGGCATTGATTCCGGCACTTATGGGTGTGAAAGTTGGTCTTGTCGATTTGAGCCGAAGGAGGTGCAGGATGGTTCATACAGTATGTAAATGCGAATATGGCAGGGGAAATCCCACCACAGAATTTTATATAGACGGAAAACCACAGATATATTGTTATGGTTGGGAAGATGGTATGACAGATGAACCATTAGAGGTTTGTAAAAACTGCCCTGATTGGGTTCGTGGGGAACAATGCGAAATTGATTTCAAAAAACATTTAAAGGAAATAGAGGTGAGCGAATGACAGACGAATCTATGAGTTATCTTGACGCATTAAAAGAGATTAAAAGGCTGAAAGAAGCATTGGATAAGATAAGAGCAGAGATAGAAGAAGCTATACAGGAAGAGACAGTAGTGAACATGAATGGGGGCGAGTATGAACACACAGAATTGAAACTTGACCCTGACGATGTTTTGCAGATTATCGACAAACATTTAGCAGAATTGAGAGGTGATACAGATGCTTAAAGTTGGAGAATGTCATGGTTACATAAACGAAGATTGTTCGAATTGTGGCAGACATAGAGTTGAACATTTTTCTAAAGGCTTTGATATCTGCGAAAAGTGCCATTGGTGCAAGCAGATGAACCGTTATATTGCAGAGGATGAGTTTTATGACGAAGAAGAAAATTATAGTTGGCTAAAGGCAGGTGATACAGAATGATAATAAGAGATACTTTACCAGATGCACTTGGTTCACCTTTGAACCGCAAATATTATGATTTATCAAATGAAGAAATAGAAGAAATAAAACAAATAATAGAAAGATTACGAATTATTTTTCTAGCTGATTCAGTTGGCATGCGGCAAACTGAACTTTCTATATCAGAACATAATTGTTATGTTATAGAGATTAACAATTCTCCGTTGGGTAAAATATTATAAAAGGACAGGTGATACAGATGGAAACAGTTGAGGTACTTATACGGATTCCGAAACAGGAATTTGAAGAATTACAGGGCAATTATGTTTGGTGGGGCAAACATGGTGAATACATAAAGAAAGGTACTGTACTTCCTAAAGGGCATGGCAGGCTTGTCGATGCAGAAAAGATAGCAAGAGAAGTAAATCGGGCATGGGCTTTATGGCAGAAAAAGGGCGAAGATTGTTATGTGTTCGCTGATATTTTAACACCATTATTGATTAGTCAGCCGACAGTAATCGAGGCAGACAAGGGGGTAGACAATGAATAATTACACAATATACATATCAAAGAGACGAAATCCCGAAGATCATTATGGGATTTATTGGGGCAAGGTTGAGTTGACCGAGTATGACGAAGAAAAAGCTAAAGAGAAGTTTGATATGCTACGGATTTTGCTTGGGGAAAAATTTATCCTGAATATGACGATAGGAGTGGAATAAATGGCAAAGATACAAAGAAAGTTGCTGACAACAACCATGAAAAAAGAGATATGCCGTAGGCACATAGCCAAAGTCGGTGATTGTGATGGTTGCCCTTTGTTTAGTGATGCAATTAACAACTGTTGGACGGGGGTTAAAATCCTTGCTAGCGAGATTAAGAAATATTGGAACGAGGAAGTTGAGGTGATCCTAGATGAGTGAGATAGACGAACTGAAAGCCCGAATCAAGCAGCTTGAAGCTGAAAAGAATCACATCATCAGCCTGATTAACAAGTATTTTGAAAAGCCGTGCCAGTACGATTTTGTGGATATCATGGCTCACGATTTTATAGATGCCGTTGACGGTGAGCCTAATGTCAGTTGGTGTGAACAGCATTGCAAAACTACGAATTTTGAGGGCAATATTGATTGTTGGAAAAGGCTACTTAATTTACTTACAAGGTGCGAGAACGAACAGTTGGAGTACGGGAAGGGGCAAGGATGACCGAATTGAGTTTAGAAGAAGAGCAAGCTATCAGGGATCGTTGTCAAAAGACTAACGAAGGGCATTTTAGCGGTGGCTTGACGATTTATAACTGTCCTGTATGCCAAAAAGACTTTTGCGTATCATGTGAAAAGACATGGGTATTTAAACGCAAGCGGACGAAGGGCAAGAAGTATGTAGGGATGATTTATCTTTGCTCATATTCATGTAGCCGGAAGTACGAACAAGTATTTGGGTAATTATATATATTATAATAGGTAAGAATTGGTTATAAACTAACCATACGAAAGGGGAAAAAGGTTGTGCGCACATAAAATTTAGATTACCCTATGTATGATAAATGACCAAAAAACAATATTACGAATACAAAGAAAAAGGCAAGTGTGTCAGAGGTTGCGGTAGGGATGCTAGGGAAGGCAAGGCTATGTGTCAGGAATGTGCCGATAAAGTCAGCAACTACAAGCGTGAAAGCAGAGAATGGGCGAAAAAATTCAATCTATGTCCGAGGTGCTTAAGGAATCGGCTAATGGGTGAAGAAAAGATATGCCCTGAATGTTTGGCTTATGCTGCCGAGGCAAACGGACGAAGCAGAAAAAAACACTACGGTTCAGCCCATAATTACTACGTCATGGATATTGCCAGACTAAAGGAACGTGGGATTTGCCGTGGTTGTAGGACTAAAAAGGTTGCCGAGGGGCATACCTACTGTATCACTTGCCTGATTAAAAAGCGTGAGCGTAGCAGAAATGAAAGGCTTAAACAAACAGGCTTCGGTATCAGCAGGAGTGAATACTTCTCATACGGGTTATGTTATCGGTGTGGGGATAAGCTTGATAACGAGGATAAAAGGCTTTGCTCAAAGTGTTCTAAAGATGTTGCAAAGAATTTCAAGGGCATCCGAGGTACTAACAGCTATTGGAGAAACAGCAATAGTCAGCTTACGTTAGGTGGTGTTCTCCGTGGATGAAAAAGATTTCTTGCAATTTTTGGAAAATAGTTCTATAATTGATATCACCCTCTTACGGCAAGAATATGAAAAGATGAACAGACAAAAAATTCTTGACCAAACTAAAATCTGGAAAGCTACTGATGGACGTTGGAAAGCGTATGTCGAGGTAGCAGGTAAAAGGAGGTTGATAGCAAAGAGTGATAGGGTTGCTCTTGAAAATGAGATCGTTGAGTATTATAAAGACCCTAAAATCACATTCCGTGATTGCTACGATTTATGGATTGCCGAGAAGCTTGAATACCATGAGATACAGAAAGCAACGTATGATAGGTATCAGGCTGATTACAAGCGGTACATAAAGGACACGGAATTAGAAACTAAAGAGATTAAGAAGGTTGATGAACTCTTCCTTGAAAACTTCATAAAGACAAAGATATCAGGTGAAAACCTAACAGCTAAAAACTGGGGCAATATGCGTACCCTGATTAGCGGTGCTATGATATATGCTCATAAGCATGGATATACTGATTTGCGTATCAGCTTATTCCTGTCGGAGTTACAGTTGCCAAATAAAATCTTTAGACAAGTGATTGTCAGGGATGAGGAACAAGTATTCAGCAAGGAAGAAGAATCAAAACTTGAAAGGTATATAACTGACAACCCCGATTTACTGTCATTGGGGATTGCCCTAACATTCGACACAGGCTTAAGGGTTGGCGAAGCTGCCACCCTTAAATGGTCGGATTACAAGGGTGATTATCTGTCGGTAGAACGGACAGAAATTAAATATATCGGTGAGAACGGAGAACGTGTGGTTGAAGTCAGACCTTACACTAAAGGCAAGATAGGGCATAGACAAGTGATCCTGTCTGATAAGGCTAAAGCTATCCTTGAACAGATGAAGGAGTTTGCCGGAGATAGCGAGTGGATGTTTACTAAAGATAACAAACGCATCAAAGCTAAATGGCTTGCCTTAAAGATAACCAAATTGTGCAAGGACTTATACTTACCACACAGGAGTTTCCACAAAATCCGTAAGACTTATGGCACTAAACTTATTGATGCTAATGTCGGGGATAAGATTATCACTAAACAGATGGGGCATACCGAGATACTCACCACAAAGACTTTTTACTACTACAACAATAAGCAGATTTCTGAAATCAGAGACAGGCTTAACCAACTGTAATCAAATGTAAATACGCTGAAAATGGCTGAAACGCCCTGAATATAAGGCTTTTTTGAAAAAGTGAATTAGTTCAAATCCCATTTTCTCCGTTAGAAATGCCGTATTTATGCGGGTTTCAGGCACATGGATTGATTACAGTAATCAAAGTGTAACCAATTAGGAAAGAGGAATGGCATATTTACAAGCCGTATGAGGGTTTCCTCTTGATTATGGTGGTGAGATCATGGCAGCATGGTCTCTTTTTTTTGTGCAATAAAAAAGGCTGACGCATCACCATCAGCCCAAACCACATCAAAACCTCGTTGGAGGTAAATTGATTATTTATATGCTAACACAATATGTGCATAGTGTCAATACGTTTTTCTTTTTCTTACGTTTTTCTTTATTCCGGCATCCAAAAATTTTCAAGGTAAAAATTTCGATACCCCCCGTGTTTTCATTCTGGAGACCGAAAAATCCGATTTAAAAATTTTCCCAATTTTCATCCCGATTTTGTCAGGTTTTGCTCTATTTGGAACATTTACGCTTGATTTCCTGTCCGAGTAGGTATATAATCAGGATTGCAAATATTGGGATGTTTTTCATCCTTAAGTGACATTTTTATAATCACTTCCGAATAGCCTTTGTTAATAACAGGGGCTATTTTTTCTTGTCTAGCCGTTGAAAATTCAGGCGGGATTTAGACAGAATTTAGACAAGCACTATGCCGGAAACCTTGATTTTATGCGGGTCTAGGATTGACCGAAAATTTTCGGCTTGTTTTCATCCGTAAAGCTTGACTTCGATATCAGGAAATGCTAATCTGATTTCAGAAAGTTCATCCGAAACACTTTCTCAAAGATAACCCTGTACTTCATTAAGTGAATTTAGTCCTTGCAACTTGCACGGGCTATTTTCATTTTTAGGTGCTAATTCGGTGCTTTTTCGGTGCTAACCGCTTGCCTAATTGGTGCTAACTTTCTGCCTGATTCCCTTGCTCACGTTCTGCCGATTTTCAATGCCGATTTCTGCCGGATTTCCGAATCGTGATCCCGAAAAATTTTTAATGCCCGATATTTGATACCCCCCTATGTTGTTTTCTGGGGCTGAAATTTTGAAAAAATTTTTTTCCTGACTTTTACCCCCTGATTTTGCCGAGTTTTACAATTTGTTCACATTTCCTGATCCGTTCCTGTCCGGCTGCCGTTTGGGTTTTGGCTATGTGTCTATATTTTAGGCACTTGCCTAATATGACGCATTTAAACGGCTTTTAAGGGGCGTTTGCTTAATAGTAGTATATCTAACCACATAACCAATGAAACACGGTTTACGGGCGTTTTATGACGTTATAGGGGCATAATCTTTTTTGCCCTGCTTAACTGTTTTCTGATTATCCCGAAAACAAGAAAACTTTCTTTAATAGGGTATACCCTTTTATAATATGCCCGTGTAAAGCGTTTAAACGGCTTTTAAATCGGTTTTAATAGTAAAGTGGTATAAATATCCATTGAACCATAAAAACGGGTTTAAACGGCTTTTAAATGCGTTTAACTTTTCCGGCTGCCTGATTTATAAAGCTTGAATTGATCCCGAAAAAGATATCTTGTTATAATGCGTTTAAATGCTTTTTAAAGTCTGTTTTCTTTTCTCCATGATAAAATATACTAGTATGGAGTAAAAGCACGCTTTAAAAGGAAAATAAACAAGGTTATAATATAACCGTTTATATTAAAAAAAGCCCTTAAGGGCTTTTATATATCTGTATAAAGTTTAACTGTATTCTAATTACGGCTTTTTTATTTTCGATATATGCGGAAATTTCTACAACCTTTTTATTATTATACTTGTTTGGTATGCTGTTTTTTCCGTCATACCGTGCAACTTCATTATTATTTAAATCGCTAATAATAACCGTTGTGCTATCCTGTATAAGTGAAATTAAATCGAGTAGTAACATCTTTTTAACCCCCTATCTACAATAATTTTTATTGGTTTTTCTTTTCTCTAAAATGTATGCACTAGTTTTTAGACTTCTTTCTTTTTCGGCTTTTTCCGTTTGCTCTATTGCCTGATTTACTTCTTTTGTTCCAACTTGTAAAGCTGCCAACTTTAATATTAAGTAATTGCTTTTTGATATTGTCATTTTTACACCCTCCCCTTTTAATTTGTGTTTGCGATCCTTTCTAAACATAATAAAAGTTGTCTATAATGCCCGTATTTATAACTATCGTATGAATTAACACAACTTTGTAAACTTTCTAAAGCCGCAATTATTAATTCAATGTCTTCTTTTTCATTTTCACCATAGTCTGAAAAATCCATATCACAAGATAAATAATATAATTTGTTAGCAATGTCTTTTATGTTAATATCCATATCAAAACCCCCTTTTTTACACTCTCATAAATTCATCAAGAAAATATTTTTTACCATATCTTTTTATATATTCTCTTTCGCCGTTTGATGTATAATATATTTTTGTGGTTGCTATGTTAAAAACTCCATTTGGGAAAATAAAACCGCTCGTTATTTTGTCATCAATTCCATAATGTATCTCAAACATTGCTAAAGACATACCGCATAAAATAAAGTTTGTTGCAATCGGCTTTTTTTCGCCTGTCCTGATTTTTTCAAAAAGTTTATTTTTCATACTTTCGCCCCCTTTTTTGCTAACTTTTTCAAAAAGTTTCTACATTCTTTCAAGCTGCCTGTAAAGATTATAGCCGGAAATCTTTCTTTGTCGTAGTCGTGAGCAACATTATATTTTTTGCCCTCAAACTCTTGACGGGCGATCCCGTGTAAATCTCTATTTATAGTATAGATATTTTCGTTTATATGTAACCATTCATTTATTTTATACATAATTTACACCTCCTTTTCAATATTAAAGCAACAACACGGATTTTCTTCTTTCGTGCATCCGTCCGGCGTTTTGTATATTGCAACACTAACCGCATCTTTTACGCATACACGGTATAAAGAGTTTTGTAAAAGTTCTTCCATTTGCTTTTTAACAGTGTCAATCTTTGCACAATTAAAACGCTCAAAAGAAACCATTTTAAAATCTTTGTTTTCTAAAATTGCAATAAAAGTTTGTTTTTTCATGTCTTTTTACCCCCTTAATTTTTTTGATGTGGTTTATTAAAAATTAGTTTTCGTTTTCTTCGTTTGCGTTGTCTAAAATTTCCTGTATATCGTCATCAAATAAGCTATCATTATTTTCTATGATATAGTCTATTAAATCCCCTATTTCAATATGATTAAAAGTATCTGTATAACTATTATATATATAGTCAAATGAAACAATATTGCCGTAACCGTTAAACATAAAATAGTTGCGGTTCGGGTTTGCGCTACCTTCGTTTGAATAATCATCAGAACCATAAAAGAAACGATTAACCCAATATAAACCGCCTTCGGAGCTGTTTTCAATCATTTCTTCCATTGTGTCATAATCGAATATTTCATCATCAAAAAGATTGTTTTCGTGTATGTATTCATTCCATATTGAAACGATTTTGTCATCGTCTAGCCCTGTAAAATGATCCCTTAAAATGTCGTATAATGTGTTATTATCTGTCATAATTTTTCCCTCCTGTGATGTGGTTTTGTGTTTCTGTGGTTATAATATAACACATAAAAACGTATTATGCAATACTTTTTTGAATACTTTTTTGAAAATAGCAATATATACAAAAACGTATTATGTAATACGGGGTTTTGTTGTGCATTTTGTATAACAAAAACGTATTAAGAAACGTATTTAAAAACATATTGGGAAATATATTTAAAATGATATTATGAAACGTATTTAAAAAATGTATTCTGAAATGTATTAAAAAACGTATTGACAACGATATTTCGAAATGGTATTAATAAATACAGTAAATAAAAAAGGGGTTTTATTATGGATGATATACAAAAAGACAGGCTTGAAAAATTAGAACGGCAGAAAAGAAAACAACTTGACCGCCAAAATAAATATATTAATGCTAATTATGACAGAATCGGTATAGCACTCCCAAAAGGATCAAAAGAAAAAATTGAGCAAAGGGCAGCCGAAAAAGGCTATAAAAATATAACCGAATATCTGAAAAACCTAATAGACACGGATTTTAACGCATAGCCGGAAAAATCCCAAATATAAAAATATAACCAATTTATAAATTTTTTTTAATACCAGATTTTACAAGGGGTTTAAAATATGGATGACGTAAAAAAGAATAATACAGATAACCCCGAAAAAATTACAGGGGTTATAGTTGACAGCAACGAAAATATTTTACAGGATCAGCAAAAATATTTATTATATATTATTGAGCATATTAATAGAATACTAAAAGATTATAATATACAATATGCGGAAGTGGTAGACAGTAGAAAATCACATCCGGCTTTTACTTATAACCAATTTATATTTATTCTTTCGGAGTTATATACAAGGGTATATGCCGTAAATAAACCGCTTTTATTTAAACAGGGTTTTCACAATATATATACTAATAGCGGCTCTTATTATGACATACACAAAGTAGAGTTAGCTTATAATATATACTTTAAACTATGCTTTATGTATGGTTTTAATTGTACGGACGTACAATTCTATACTATGACAGGAGTTTCAGAAGAGATATTAAACGATTGGTTAAGTGTTGGAAAGTCCGATTTACTAAAACGCATTAAAGAAAACGCTAAAAACGGGGTATTATCCGAATTTGAAAATGGTAAAATACCAATTTTAAAACTTGCATCAGCTAACTACAAACACGGATTAACTACTCCCATTCAGGAAAGAGAAACAAGTGCAAGCGTTGAAATGTTGCCGGACTTACTTGCTATTGAGGATCAAAGACAAGAATAAAAACGGACGGGAAATAAATTTTTCGTTGAATTGACACAAATTGAAAACAACAAAATACTATATAAAAGTGCTTTAAAGCTAGTATTTACAAGGCTTTAGGGCATTTTTTAGTTTTATGAAACTTTGCAATAAATTCGGGTTTAACGAAATTTTACAATAAAAACGGGGTACAACTTCCGCACAATTTCCAGAAAGTAAACCGCTTTAAAGCTTGCTATAATACCCCGTGTTACTTCCGGCTCAATGTGTCGGGGAATGCCCTAGGGGTTTACAAGATCAGGACACCCCACCGCCATTTTAGCCCCTCATGGAGAGAATAAACAAAAATCCGACTTTTTTGTAGCAAGTCCATGTAAATACTTTAGGCATACTAAAAGTATTCATAACACCATTGGGAATAATACAGTTAAAGGTATTAAGCATAACACTACTGCCAATAAGAGTTAAAAGAATACAGTGCATCACTCTAGAGAATGTAAGGATGATAGTAGTAACACCCTTTAGTATAGCTAAATATACTACATAACGCCACATTACTAGGATTTTAAAGAATAGTATTCTGATATAGTCTACTAAAGCTATAAAGAATACCAGTATTCTTATTTACTTAACTATATATATTACTAGGGAACATTACGTTAAAGTATTTTAGCGAAACGTTTAACGAAAAAACACATCAGTGCAAATTCATAGGTTAATTTACTCCTGTAACTGAAAATCAATACAGGGAAGGGGTAAAACTTATGAGCAAAAGACAGGCAGGAATTTTAGGTAACAGACGAATCAGGAGAATACTTCAACAAAAGTTTGTTGATGAGAATGGTATTCTTCGGTGTACGAATTGTGGTGAGGTAGCTACGGAATGGGATCACAATGTACCCGTTGAAGTTGGTGGTAGGGATGTGATCTCGAATATACTACCGCTTTGTCATTCATGTCATGTAGCAAAGCATAGCATGAAGCCTATCAGCATGAGAAAAAGACCGTTAGGGTGCAATAAAGGTGGCAGACCTAGAAATGTGCCGGAGAATTACAAGGAATTGCTGAATGACTTTGTTTATTGTCGAATAAGCCGTGAAGAATTGGCTGATAGGTGGGGTTTACAGACCACAAGCCGTACTGGTGAGAAAATCCGTGTAGACTTTGTACATCTTTCGGAACAGATTTGGTATCGTGAGTATTTGGAAGAACTAGGCATACAGAAAGTTGTAAACAAAGTAGGGCAGAATACTAGGGACTATGAGAAAAAGGGCATAGTTGGATATATTATACACAAGTCAGGCGAGAAAGAATTTTTGTATCAGCAGACTTTAGCGAAAGCAGAATGATTTCGTAATCGCTCGAAGCGGACGTTTTTAAGTGCTAGGGGTATAAACTATCCACCTTGACCTGAAACACGGCTTAAACGCAAAAATACAAATCGTAGGGGGCATAATATGAGCAGACAACTTCACTCTGAAAATGGCAAACCGAAAGAGAGCATAAAAAATCCGGATGAATGTATCTGGTTGTATGACGAGGTATGTTGTAATGATTCAAGCGAATGGTTAGCCGATTTTCCGCATGAGTTGTGCAAGGAATGTCGGTACTTCACGAAGGAGAGAAAATGTTAAAGTGCAGGACGGACGGAATAGAAGCGTCATGGAGTAGTTTATGGATGACCAAAGAGAAATGGGAATCAGTTGTTTTGGAGATGCCGGAATACACCTATGTTGATCCTGTCATGTATCAAAAGTGTGCTGATAAGCTAGGGATGACATATTCGACATTTTGGAAATGGTATCAGGTTTGGTATGGTTGCGGAAAGACAACAACGGTGTTGCCGTTTATCAAGACGGAACAGGAGATAAGGGAACGTGACAAGAGAAGAGATCGAAAAAAGGCTAAAGGAGTACAGGATTTACCAAAACTTAAATGGCGTAGACGAAAAACTGATAGCGGCAATGGAACTGGCGGTACAACTGGTAGATGAGTTTCACGATCCCAAATGGACGATAGAGGTAGCGCATAGGGCTATGGATATCATCTTGGAATATATCAGGGTTAAAGCTAACGGCAGCTTTAGTCAGCTTGAACAATATTCGCAGGATATCAAACAGGGGTATAAGATTATCAACCAGTATTACGGCATTATGCGTTATGCTGCGAAATACGAACTGGATAGCTTTTGCCTGTATATTGAACGTTACCGACCACGGAAAGAGCGTTTTTATGAACCTAGGCGCAAACAGTTGAAGATAGTTGTTGACGCTATTCAGGACTTGGAAGATGACAAGCTAGATGAGTTGTACCTTCACCAACCGCCTAGAACTGGCAAATCGCAGATAGTGACATTTGCTACTACATGGCACATTTCCCGAAACGATGAGTTGTCGAACTTGTATGTAACATACGCCAATAGCTTGGGTGGTGCGTTTGTAGATGGTGTTCAGGAAATCATTAAAGACCCTACATACGCCTTTAGTGAGGTTTTCCCGAATGAGAGCATAGCACATACGGATTCCGAAGCGCATAGGCTAAACTTGACTAGGCGAAAAAAATACGCAACGCTTTCGGGAAGGGGAATGGAAGCCGGACTAAACGGTATGTTTGATGCTAAAGGTTGGCTGATCTTGGATGACTTGCACGAAGGTATCAACGAAGTGCTTAATCAGGACTTGCTAGCGAAAAAGCTTAAGTTTTTCAACAACAATGTCCTTTCCAGACAGAAACAGGGGTGTAAAATCCTTGGCATAGGCACAATATGGTCACTTAATGACATTTTCTGCACTAGGCATGAATTTCTTGAAGCGGGATTGGCAGCTAAAGGCACTAGGTACAAGATAATCAAGATTCCGGCTATGAACGAGAAAGATGAATCCAACTTTGACTATGATTTTGGAGTTGGTTTCAGCACCGAGAAGTACAAAGAGATACGGGCAAGGTTTGAGAATGACGGTGACATGGCTTCGTGGATGGCTCAATATATGCAAGAGCCTGTTGAACGTGAAGGTGCGGTATTCATTCCAGACGATATGCGGTATTACAATGGCATTTTGCCGAATGAAGAGCCATTAAAGGTGTGTTGTGCGTGTGACGTAGCGTTAGGCGGTGACGATTACTTGTCATTCCCGATAGCGTATGTTTACGAGGACGGTTCGGTGTATATTGACGATGTGGTTTATGACAATGCCGAGAAAAAGTACACGAAACCGCAAGTAGTTGACAAGATAATCGAACATAGGGTCACTTCGGGGTACTTTGAAGCGAATCAGGGCGGTGAAGGTTACAAGGACGAGGTAAATCAGGCACTTTTAGAGAAAGGCATAAAGATAAACCTGAAATCCGAGTATGCACCTACTGACAAACGCAAGGCACAACGTATCTGGGATAAGGCGGGGTCAATCCGTGAGTATTATTTTCGTGATCCGTCCTGCCGTAGCAAACAGTACAGGATGTTTATGACCAACCTTTTCAGTTTCAACTTCAAGGCTAACCAAAAGCACAAGCATCAGGACGCTGCCGACAGCCTAGCTTCGTTGGCGTACTTCCTTGAAGGCACATGGGGAAATGCAAGGGTTGAAGCGGTGATAAACCCGTTCAGGAGGAAACAGTATGGGTATTAAGACCGATTGGTATCTGTTGGATGATTGCAACAAGGCAATACAGAGCCTAAAAGAGCGTATCGAGAATCTATCTACGATAGCCACAAGGACAACTAGGGGTTTTGAAGCTACTGGTAGCCGGAAGATAGGCGGTACGAAAGACAAGAACGCTGATATCGTGCTAAAGATCATGGAGTTAGAGGACGAGTTAGCCGAGATAGACCATGAGTACAGGGTATCTAGGTGTTCGCTGATAGTGAGCATAGCGCAGATACCGAAAGACAAGCGCAAGGTATTCGTAGACCGATACATCAGGGGCATGAGCCTGAACGAAACGGCTAAAAATAACAGGGTTACGAAGAAAACTGTCTGTCAGATTTTGAAAAATTTTGAAAAATTTTGAAAAAAGACTTGACAAGGTGACACCCTATGTGCTATTTTTGGTATGATGGGTAAACTGTAAACAGGCACTTGCAGTTATGCCTATATTTTTTTGACAGCCGATATAACGTTATATAACGTCATGTTGGCTTTTTTTGTTGCATGAAACGGAGGATTACGATGAACAGACAGCACTTTCAGGAGATAGCCAAAGGTGATTACGGACGGAAAATTGCATACGTTGACTTTTCGGAAGTTACACCGAGTAACATTCTGAAAATCATCAGCAAGGGTGTTACTTGCCTTAACTGGAATCGTGCAGCTATCCGTTATCTGCATGACTACTACAAGGGTGACCAACCTGCACTTTACCGTACAAAGACGGTTCGTGATGACATAAACAACCCCGTAGTAGAGAACCACGCATTTGAGATCGTGGCTTTCAAGAACGCACAGACCTACGGTGAACCCGTACAGTGCGTAAGCTTGAAGAATGACGATAAGACGAATGACGCTGTTGATAAGCTTAACAACTACAACCGCAACGCAAACAAGGCGGTAGTAGATATACAGTGCGGTGAGTGGACTTCCAAAGTCGGCACGGGATTTAAGGCTGTTCAGCGAGTAAAGAACAGCAACGTTCCTTACAGGCTTATCGCACCTAGTCCCATGAATACCGTAATCGTGTATTCGTCAATCACTTACGAACCGCTTTTAGCCATGCAACAGCTAAAGGACGAGAACGGTGACCAGTATTACCAGTGCTTTAGTGAGTACATGGAATACATCTACAAGAACGGCAAGGTTTCAGCCGGAACTATCCATGCCTTTGGTGGCATACCGATAGTCGAATACCCGAACAATGCCGACAGGATTTCGGATATCGAGTTGGTAATCACCATGCTTGACGCCATAAACGAAATCCAATCAAACCGTGTGGACGGTGTAGCACAGTTCGTTCAATCATGGTTCAAGTTCCGTGATTGTGATGTTGACGAAGAAGTTTTCCAGAAGATGAAGATGAATGGTGCTTTGGTTGTCAAGTCTACCAACGGTTCGGGTAATGCTGATGTGAGCCTGTTGACACAGGAACTCAATCAAGAGGGTACGCAAGTAGCCAAAGACGATATACTTGCGAATATGCAGAGCATACTTGCTATCCCTAACCGTGAGGGCAACACGGGAGGAGATACACAGGGCGCAGTAAGTTTGAGAAACGGGTGGGACTTTGCTAGGCAGAGAGCCAACCTGAAAGACCCTTACGTTTGTGTAGCTGACAAACGGCTTAACAAGGTTGCCTTGAAGGTAATCGAACAGGCAAAGGGTGTTAATGATTGTCCGATAAACGAACTTGACTATGATGTGCATATCGTACATAGTCCTACGGATAACTTGCTTGTCAAGTCCGAAGCACTTGAAATCCTGTTAAGGTCAGGCATACATCCGTTAGTTGCGATTAAAGTTACGGGTCTTTGGGCTGACAGCGAAAAGACATACTTACAGAGCAAACCGTATCTTGATGCACTTTGGAAAACCGTTGAAGAAGCGGTTGATACCGAGATTAACCGAAACGGCTTACAGGGTCAGGTTGAACAGGCTAAACAGATTGTAGGTGGTCTGAATGGCACAAAGAATAATTGACGAATTGAAAATAATCAAACAGGATGTAGACGAATCGGCAATCCGCAAGACGATAATTGATTTCTTTGACGAAATGGAAGTTGATGACGTTCCTGAACGTACAAAGCTTGCGATAAGCCTAGAAAAGATAGTACGCAACATCCTGTTGTTAGCATTAGCCGGAGAACTTGCAAGGGAACAGTTGATAGACCAGTTTATCCGAGAATATTCAATGGCGGTTTTGGATAGCGGTTACAGACCAAATTACGCACATATCGAAAGGGTGTGTGCTGATATAGTCGATAACACGCTTAAAGGCATAGATACGCCTTATATGACGTCTACGGATAGGTCGATACTTATAGCCGAAACAGAAACAAATAACATTGCCAATAATGATGAATTTGAACAGGCTAAAGCCGAAGGCAAGACGGAGAAAACTTGGGTAGCATTTCACGATAACAAGACAAGGCAGACACATAGGGATATAGACGGAACAACAATCCCGATTGATGATATGTTTCAAGTCGGTATGGCAGAACTTATGTACCCTTGTGATGAAATCAACGGATATGATTTCCCTGAAGAAGTTTGCAACTGTCGATGCCATACAATTTACAGCTAGATAAAACAAAGGGTTACCTAAACGGTGGCTCTTTTTTTATACACAAAAACAAAATTTGCAGCTATGCGATAAATAGCAGACCCGAAGCGGATGTGAACCGTGTTAAAAAACGTGGGTGGGAAGGACAGTATTATGACCAGAGAACAGGCAAAGGCTTTATTAGTAACCCTTGGGATTGAAACTCCCACTGAAGAACAGATAACCAATTATCTCAATTCGGTCAATAAGGAAGTTAAGTCCGAAAAGGACAGGGCTGAAAAGTATAAAGCCGAAGCAGACAAAACCGCAGACTTACAGAAGCAGCTTGACGAGATCAACTCTAAAGGCTTGACGGATGTAGAGAAAGCAAACAAGGCTACGGAAGATGCCTTGAAGAAAGTAGCAGAACTTGAAAAGAACATCAAGACTATGCAGACACAGAAAGAGTTGGCAGCTTTAGGAATAACTGGTGAAGATGCTGACAATATGTTCAACGAGGACGGTAGCCTTAACTTTACTACTCTTGGTCAGATATTGACCGCAAGAGAGAAGAACGCAGCCACAGCGAAAGAGAAGGAACTTGCCGGAAACGCAGGTAATCCTAACGGAAGTAGTGGTAGTGGCGAACCTGAAAAAACTGATGCTGAAAAGTTTGCCGAAAGCTATGCGAAGCGTGTAGCTGAAAGCAACAAGGCACAGAGCGAAGCAATGGCTTCGTACCTAAAATAATCCGAAAGAGAGGAAAAGATTATGATTTTTAATTCTAATGCAGTAGACATGACCCCCGAAATTCTGAAAAGAAAACTTGGCGGTGAGTACATGGTTCCTGTAACAATCGCATCTTCTGAATTTGCGTACACAGACGTAATCAAAGCCGGAACTCCTATCGACAAGGACGGTAAGGTAGCAGAAGATACCGTAGTTGACGAGTACACAACTACAAGCAACGCAGTAGGCATCCTTCTTAACGATGTTTACGTTACAAATCCTAACGGTTCACTCATTAAGGCGTTTGCAGCAGTTAATAAAGATAATTGCCCGAAGAATGATGACGTTAGCGTTATCACTGACGCTGTTAAGGCGGCTCTGCCCCTTATCGTTTTTGAATAATTGAGAAAGAGAGGATAAAAACATGAGATTAAGAGACGCTTATTCAGCAAAAGCTATTGCTATCGCACATACCGAAGCAGCTAGCAATCAGATTCCCTATCTTGGAAGTCTGCTTTTCCCTTCAAAGAAGAAGATGGGTCTTGATTTAAAGTGGATTAAGACTTCAAAGGGACTTCCCGTATCACTTATGCCTAGTGCATTTGATACTGTTTCAACAATCAGAAGCCGTGAAGGTATCAAGATTAACGAGACCGAAATGGCTTTCTTCAAGGAGAGTATGCTTGTTAAGGAAGTTGATGAGCAGGAAATCCTTCGTGTTAAGGAATCATCTGACCCTTACGCACAGGAAGTTCTTGACCGCATCTTTGACGATGCCAATACCCTTGTAGACGGTGCAAGAGTAGTTCCTGAAAGAATGATTATGCAGCTTCTTAACCCTGTAAACGGTCATCCTTCAATCAGCATTTCTGCTGACGGTGCTACATACGCTTACAACTACGATCCCGATGGTTCATATGCAACCAACAATTACGAAGCACTTACTTCACATCATTGTTGGAATGACCAGACCGCAGATTCCGTAGCTGACCCTATGGCAGACATTCAGGGCGCACAGGACGCTATTGAAGCACTTACAGGCACAAGACCTACAATAGCTATCATGTCCCGTGAGACATTTAACTATGTTAAGGCTAACAAGAAGGTTCAGAGTTATATCCTTGCACAGAACGTAACCGCTAATGTTATGATTACTGACGCAAAGGTTAAGGAACTCTTCTTAACCGAACTTGGCGTTACAATCATTGTTTACACCAAACAGTACAAGACCGAAGCAGGACTTACTTCACAGTTCTTCGCTAATGGATATTGCGCACTTATTCCCGAAGGCGCACTTGGAAATACTTGGTTTGGTACTACACCTGATGAGAGAACACTTATGGCTGACCCTAACTACGATACCGCACTTGTTGATACTGGTATTGCTGTTACAGTTACAACCACTAGTGATCCTGTTCAGACAAAGACCACTGTTTCCGAGATCGTTCTTCCTTCATTTGAGAGAATGGATGAGACATACGTTATCAAGGCTTACTGATGCCGGAAGGGAGTGTAGTCATGGCAAAATTTGAGTACACGGTAAAATACAACGGCAGAAAGTATTACCCCAACGAAGAAGTTCCTATTGAGGAAGAAAAGACCGAATCGGTAGCGGTAGCTGAAAAGGTTGCCGTTACCGAAGAGGTTAAAGAACCCGTTGAGGAAACAAAGCCTGTTCTCACAGAGAAGGCAAGTAAAAGCAAAGGCAAGAAACCTAAAGCATAAATCTTTATGCAAGGAGGCTGACAAATGGTTGACATTAGCGGTTTAAAAACAAGTATTTCAAGCCTTCTGACTACGGAATTGCAGAATGACCCGAACTTTGATTTTAACGTGCTTAACAGCAAAGTAGAGATTGCTATCAGGGATGTTATGGCAAGGCGTGAGTATGGCAATAGCCATTATACTGACGCAAAGATACTTGAAGAGTTATCGACAAGGTATTTTTCAACCATAACAAACCTTGCTAGGTACGATTACAATCAGAGTGGTGCAGAGGGACAGAAAAACCATTCTGAAAATTCTGTATCAAGGACTTGGTACGATAGAAACAAATTTTTAAGTGATGTTCACGCATTTGTCAAAATCTTTTAGGGGGTGATGACCGATGCCGGATATTACAATAACACTTACTACGATAATCTCAATCGTGTCCGTGTCATTTGCGGTCTTTTTCGGGGTAAAGAGCAAGAAGAGGGCTGACGATACTGACTTGGAAAAACGAACCGAGAATATCACAAGGCTTGAAGAGAAAATTGACAACCTTAACAAAAGCTTTTCTGATTTTGCTGCCGACATTAAGCTTGAAATCCGTGATATGCGTGATAGGTTTGATGAAGTCAAGACAAAACAGATTGAGCAACAGACAGAGATTAAACACATTATACAAAGACTTGACAAGTTAGAGGGGGCTTAATAATGCGTACTTTGAAGAAGAATAAGCAGACAATCTATTACGCCCTGAAAACTGACAGGGAAACGGAAAGCACAGAGGATAAAATAACAGTGGATGGTGTGGAAGTAACCATTGATGAAGGCGGTTATATTTCCGAATACTCCATACCCGAAGCCTTTTCAGCTAACATAAGTTTTTCTGGTAACGAAAGTACGGACGTTGAGTTTGGGTTAGATATGTCCGCTTATGATGCGATCATTGTTACGGACAGAAAAGCAATCCCGATAACTGAAACAAGCCTGATTTGGTATGAGACAGACCCACCTACTGATGTGAATGACGGTTCTACGGCTGATTATTCGGTTGTGGCAATCCGGCATAGTCTGAATTTTACCAAAGCCATCTTGAAAAGGCGTGTGAAGAATGGAGATTAAAGCAAAGCTTACCTCATCAGATTTGAAAAGGGCAGCAGATGAATTAACGGCATATGCTAATAACTTGCCAAACAGGATCATGGCGGTTCTTCAAAGGTTGGCTGATAAAGGCATAACAGCCGGAGAAACCACAATAGGCAACTTCGGTAAATATGTTACATTCAGCAAGCATACCGAAGGACTTGGTGTTGTGATAGTCGCACAGGAAACGGGCGTTATCGTTTCTGAATGGTTACGGCATGGTGAGAGGGTTGAAGCCGAGGTTTCACCGTTGCTCATGGCAGAATTTGGCGCAGGTTCTCATGCGATAATCTGGGAAGGTACAAAATCCAATACAGATACCCTTCCAGATGGGACAAAGATAGGTCGAGGTACATTCCCCGACCAGACACACGCATTTCAAAATACATGGTGGTACATGGATGTAAATCAACAATGGCATCAGGCAAGCGGTGTAAATCCAACAAGACCGCTTCACCATGCCGTTATGGAAATAATAGCACAAGTAGACGCAACGGCAAGGGAGGTGTTCGGAAATGGCTGATAATGATTGGGTATTTGACATTGAGCCAAAGATATACACAATCGTCAAGACTAGGCTTGAAAAAAGCCTGAAAACCACTTATCCGAAACTTCTAGTCACACAGGAACAAAAACTGAATGACGAAACAAGCTTACCGTCAATCTACATCAAAATGCTTGATAGTCCCGAAGTTGGTTCTGACCTTGATAATCTTACCGTCAACGCTATGCTGATTACCTTTGAGGTTCATATCACAGTAGCTAAAGACGGAACGAACAACGGTCTTACAGGCTTACGCAAGATATCAAAATATGTGCTTGATAATTTCAAAAAGCTTCGTTTCAACATGGTCAGCCGTGGTGAGATAACTAGGGAAACATCAGATACCTACAAGTCAATCGCACGGTTTAGACGCACGATAGGTGGAAACGAGGAAATAAATCTTTAACTTATGGCAAACCTTAAGGGGTTTGCTTTTTTATTACTTTAAAGGAGGAATAGAATCATGGCAGATGCTACAATTATGGGTAGAGTTGCGTAATAATGTGATAAATGCTTAATTATTACGAAAGCCCACCGTGATGAAATCGTCAAGTAGATCACGGAGAAAACAGGGAAGAACGAAACTGGAAAACGGTTTGCAACCGCAATCAGACAGTGAAGGCTACGAATAAAAGCGTAGTCAACGGCAACGCATAGAAGTTGAACCTTTAGTTGCGATACTAAAGAATATAATACTTCCACGAGGCTTCCCTATCGGACGATACAACCGCAAAGGTTGTGGTAAAAAGATATGCTGGACTACACTGTAATAGTGTAGAAGTAAGGATAAAAAGCCTTACGATAACAAGTCATTCGTTGTCAACTCTTGGAGTAACTTTTGGTTATGGCGTTGAAGCGTCAGGTTACGCAGGAACAAAGCCCACATCTTTCACACAGCTTCACAGAATCAATAACATTGGTGGTATCACGGTTAATCCGGCTACCATTGATGCTTCGGCACTTGAAGATTATGTAACAAAGACAGTTGCAGGTCGTGGTGAGACAGGCGGCACATGGACTATTACAGTAAACTTCACAGATGAGACAGAAGATGAGTGGTCAGACCTTATAGCTGCATATCAGACCGCTAAAGCATCAGGTCTTAATATGTGGTTTGAGACAATCGCACCCAACCTTACAAAAGCTTTCTTCGTAGTGGCACAGCCCCCCGAAGCAATACCTATGCCTGAAATGGCACAGAATGGTCTTATGACCGTTGAGTTCCCTCTTGTCATTGTTGACCCGAAGGGAATGGATACAAAGGTCGCATTTACCTGATAATTGGGTATGTGAGATAAACCCCTTGAACACGGGAAGGGCGGAGAAATCTGCCCCTTCCCTTTTTATTTTTTAGTTTTTTTAGCCGAAAGGCAGGGAAGGAAGGTACTTTTTATGACAACTTTAACAATTAACGGAACAGATTACAAGATTTACTTTTCGTACAATAGGTTCTGCGACAGCGACCTGATTGACAGGGCAGCAGAGATACTTGATATGCTCAAAACTGACGGGCATAACAAGGAGAGAACCGAAGCTGAGAACATAGCAATCATCAAGAAGATGTTCAATGTTACCCGTGACCTTTTGTTTGAAGGATTTAAGAGATTTAACCCTATCGAGAGCAAAGATGCTGTTGGTGATTTGCTTGACGATTATTTCTGCGAAGGAACAGAAGATGATCCTCACGGGATTACAGACATTTTCAATATTGTAGCAGGAGAGTTGGTAGCCGAGGGTTTTTTCGGACAGTTTCTAAAGGACGGGATGAAGAAGATGGCTTCAACGATGCAGAAGAAGAAAGCTACGAAGAAAAGCTGACGTTTTCGGAATTATTTTGGAAAAAGATACTACCGATGTATATAGCTTTGGGATGCTCAAAAGACGAGGTAATGGAACATTGTCCTATGGAACTTGAATACGTCTTTGAAGCCCAAAAATTGCGTAAGCAAATGTCTGATACGAATAATTGGGAATTAGGCATTTATATACAATCTGCGGTAGCTACGGCTGTTGAGCATAACCTAGCCGGATATAAGGCAAGGTCAAAATATATAGAAGAACCCCTGTCACGCAAGATAACAAGGGAAGAGAACGCTTTAAAGAAAAATAACAAGCTACTTTTTGCATCTTTAGAGACATGGGCGAAGAATTGGGAGTTACAACACAAATCGGAGGGATAAGACAATGGCTGATTTAGAAACCTTAACGATACAAATTACTGCGGAATCTCAAAGGGCTACGGACGCCATTGGTAAACTGGCAAGAAGGCTTGATGGTCTTGCAACAAGCGTAGCTAAAATCGAGACAGGCAAACTTAATGATTTGGCACATGGCTTGGATAACCTCAATTCAGTTATCTACAACATGAACGCTACATCATCAAAGTGGGATTACAACCGTATCGTTACCAACATAAACGTACTGGCTACGGCTAATCTTTCAGGACTTGATAGCCTTACTACCTCTCTTGGAAGTTTGACGGGTGCAATTACTGGTCTGTCAAACGTATCTGCTTCGACAGATAATGTTAAAAATCTCATACTTGCAATCGGCAAGTTAGGAAGTAAAAGCGTTGATAAAGCTATTACTAATATTCCGAAACTGGAAAAATCTTTAAGTCATTTACTTCGGACAATCTCAAAAGTTCCCAACATAAATCAGAGCGTAATAGAGTTTGTTAATAGTCTGACTAACCTTGCGTCACAGGGTACTAAAATCGGTACGGCTAGTAACAGCATTAAAAACTCTTTAGAGCGTTTCGGCACTTCGGCAACTAGGGCTACAAGGAAATCTTTAAGCCTTGCGAGTGCTATCGGAACACTTTATGCGAAATTCTGGTTGCTCATGCGTTTAGTCCGTGGATTAAAGAGTGCATTTAAGGATGCTGCGGATTACCTTGAAGCATATAACTTCTTTGAGGTTGTAGCCGGAAAGATAGGTGCTGACACATTCCGTAGGGAAGGCATTAACAGTGCGGATGAATATGCCGAAGCCTTCATGTCGGAAATGAAGAAAAAGCTACATCAAATGTCAGGACTTGAAATCGACCTTGAAGATAGGCTTATCAAGACTACTAATGCGAAATCCCTTGGCTTGAACCTTACAGAGATAACACAGTATCAGGCGTCTTTAGCAAGTTTGACAAACGCCATGCACTTAACACAGGAAGTGTCAACGGCTACATCTAAAGCACTTTCTATGTTGGCTGCCGATATGGGTTCACTCCGTAACGTAGATTATGAACAGATAGCTAGCAATTTACAGAGTGGTCTTACAGGACAGGCTAGGGCATTATACAAGTATGGTATTGATATCACACAGGCAACGCTTGAACAGTACGCATTTAACGAAGGCTTAACAAAGTCTGTATCGGAAATGACACAGGCAGAAAAGGCACAGTTAAGATTACTTGCAATCCTTGACCAAAGTAAAGTTGCTTGGGGTGACTTGGCTAATACGATTAACTCACCTAGTAACCAGTTACGTCAGCTAAAGAACAACATGAAGGAAATCGGTGTTGTTGCCGGACAGTTGATGATCCCAATGGTTACAAGGACATTGACCGTCCTGAATGGACTTTCGATAGCAATCAAGCGGTTACTTGTAGATATTGCACAGATTCTAGGCATATCCCTTAATCTTGATGATTTCGGTAGCGGATTTAGTGATTCACTTGAAGAAGATACCGAGGTTTTGGATGATTTCAATTCAACCTTGAAAGAAACCAAAAAGGGCATCCGTGAATTTGATGAGTTAAAGGTTATCGGTGGCGGTAAAGATGATTCGCTTACTGGCATAGCAGATGAGATAGACCTTACACAGCAGATTTTAGCTGCCACAGAAGAATATGAAAAGGTTTGGGATGAAGCTTACGAAAAGATGAAGTCCAAAGCCGAAGAGATAGCACAGCTTATCGGTCAGGCACTTGAACCTATCAAAAAGATAGTTGAGGATTTTGCTATTGGTGATTTCTTTAGTGCCGGACAGGATATCAGCAAGCTTGTAGCTTCGATATTCAATTTTGTGGCTGATGCCATTGCCGAAGTTGATTGGAAAGCTATTGGTAATAAAATCGGAGATTTCTTTGAAGGTATTGATTGGAAAGCTGTCTTTAGTAGCATAGGAAACCTGATTTGGAACGCAATACAAGCGGTTTTTGATATTTGGGATGGTGCGTTTAGTGTAGCACCTTTTGAAACGGCAATAGTCACAGCCCTATTAGCTATGAAATTTACTGGACTAGGGAATGAGCTAACGTCAAATGTTTCAAGTGCTATCGGGAAAAGCTTAAAAGGGTCTAATATTAAAGCAAAGCTTACGCAAGCCGGATTAGGTGCTATTTCACTTGGTCTTGGACTTGCACTTACGATTGATAATGTTAAAGATATTAAGCTTGGCAAGTACGCATCTACATCAGCAGAAAGCTTAATCAAACAGGCTATCAGTTCATTGCTTATGGGCGCAGGTGCAACAATGGTTGCAGCAGCCCTTGGTGCTACGGGTGGCACACTTGCATTAGTATTTGCTGTTACATTTGCAGCAGCCGCAGCTTTCAATTTTATATCGGCTAAAATAAATGAACCTACACCTAAAGTTCAATCTCAAATTACTGATGAACAACGTGAATGGGCTGAAAAACTTCATTTGGATTCAATGGAAGTATTTACACAGATCACGGCAAATGCAGAAGTTTCAGAGGTAAAGATAGCTAACATAGAATTTTATGCAAGCAAGGTAGAAGAGTTATCAGAAAAGTATGATGAACTAACAGATGCACAGAAAGCCGAGTTAAAGTATTATTCTGATGAACTTATTAAGCTTGTGCCTAGCATAGCTGATTCAATAGATTCTATCACTGGTGCTTACGTTGGTGAGAAGAGTGCCATTGATGAAATGATTGAAAGTCAGAAGAAGGCAATTAAGTTACAGGCTTATACAGAAAATCTTGTAGCACTTGAAAAGCGTAGAGCAGAATTACAACCTGATTATGAAAAACTTAAATCCGAGTGGCAGGCAGCACAGGACGAATACAAGCTTTATAGGGATATGCTTCGTAAAGAGGGCATAGATGAAGCTACAATAAGCAAAATAATGATGCCGGACATAAATCTTGGTCAGTTTAAGTTAAACGGCTATCAAGAAGCTATTGCATGGAATTTAAAAATTGCTTTTGCAAATTATACAGAATTAAACAATCTATACAAACCAATAGAGAATGATTGGAAAGATATACTTGATAATATAGAGTATTATTCTGATTTGTTTAACGAAACAACAGGAACAAAGTTTGAGGAAACAACAGATGCCGTTGGGGATGCCATTAAGGAAATGGAAGAAAAAACGGCTAAAACCAAACTTCCGAAGAATATTGTTAAGACTACAAAAGAGGTTGTTAAAAAGCTTGAAGATGGTGAAAAGCCTACACAACAGGAAATGGTAGACTTATTCAGAATCATTGATGAAGGATTTTCAGACCTTCCAGATGGGCAAGTGCCTGATGATATCCATGAGTTGATGAAACAAATTCAAGTAGCGTTTATTAATGATACACCCGAACTTCTTACATTAGTACAACAGTTAGGTGAAGCTATTAGTTCAACATTCGCAGGGGCATTAAACCTTGATGTATCAGATTTAATCCCTGACATTAAGAATGAAGCCACGAAAAACCTGATTAACAAATTAGGCTATATTCGTACTGGTGCTACTAATAATGCACAAGTTGATAAATCAAACCTTATTTCACTTGTGTATGATGCTTTCACAAGCGTTGGGGCAACATCAACACCTAAAGCGGTTGTAGAAAAGATAAATGAATTAATGGGTGCGTCAAGCAACCGTGATATTTTATCGTCATTAACAGACCTTGAAAAAGTCTTAAAGGATGAGTTTTTAAAGCTTGGGTACAACATAGATTTAGGTTGGGCGCAAGGTATTTGGAAAGGTTCAACTCTTGTTTATGAAGCTATCGAGGGCGTTTCCGAAAATGGTGAATGGGTATTTAAAGATTCTAATGATATGCACTCACCTTCAAAGCTTTATCGCAAGGATGCTTATAACATACCTTTAGGTATCGCATTAGGAATCACAGACGGACTTCCCAATATAGATACGGCTATGGAAGGTTTAACGGAATCCATGACAAGTGATTTCGGACAGCTTAAATACAACGTACCTAAACTTGACATAGGAACTAACAGAACAAGCTATTACGGTTCGGTAACACCTAGCCGTGAAGATTCGTTCCTGTCACAGCTTGCAAGAGTAACAAGAGATAACAACGGACAGACCGAGGTAGTATTCAGAATTGAAGGTGATCCTCACGGAATGTTCCGAGTTATGCGTGAGCAAGGTGATGTATATCGCAGACGAACAGGCAGAAGTGCTTTTTAAGGAGGGTTTAAAATGGCATATAGCGGATATTTAATCAAAATCGGGACATATACCATACCTCTATCCATGATTAAGGCTGACAGTTACTACGCATACGATAATATGCAAGACTATGAACCTTGGACGGACGCCAAAGGTTACTTACATAGGGATGCGGTGCAACTGAAAGCCTTGAAAGTGGAATTTGAGACTAGGAATATGCTTAATAATACCCAACTTTACACTTTGTTGCACAACATAGAATCACAGTTCATATCTGGCAAAGAACACGCCCGTGAGTGTACCATAACCGCTTACATCCCTAGGCTTGATGATTATGTCACGCAAAGGGGATATCTAGCCGATTACAAGCCACAGATATATTTGGCTGACGGAAACCATATTGAGTACGATTCATTCAGAATGTCATTTATCGGTGGCGTAAGCACTTACGGAGACTAACAGGAGGTAACACATGGTCGAGTACGCATACCATGAACTATTTAATCAGAGCAATGTCCCGAAGGATATGCTTATAGTGGATGCCGACACGAATGTTACCTCTGTTTCGGGTTCAGCACCACATATATCAAACAACACATACATATTTACAACCGAGGAAATAGAGACAGAATCATTTGAGTTAGACGAAAGTTTGTGTTCGGAAGATAACCTTACATTCGGGTTATGTGAAGCTGCCAAAGTCAGCGTAAACGTTATCGAGAAGGGTTATGACAACCTTAAGGATGTGATGTTTGCGATTTACATTTACTTTAACGGTGATTCGGACACTTTGTTTCAGGTGGGCGTTTATCGGATATTTGCCGATACCCATTCGGATGACAGGCGTTTCCGTGAACTTGAAATGTATGATTTGCTCTATTATCTCCGTGATTATGATATCACGCCTTGGTATTACAACTATTTTTCGGACGGGTTAGACCATACGCTTGAAGATGCGGTTGAAATGCTTTTTGATTGGCTTAATCAGGATGAGGGCATACCTATCGGATTTGCCGAAGAAACATTACCTAACAGGAATTTCCCTATCACACAGACGATTCAATCTGATGCTATCACGTTTGAATTTTTCATGCAGAGGATTTTAGAGATCAATGGATGTTTCGGGCATATCAAGAGAAATGGTGATTATGAGTTTAAGTGGCTGAAAACTTACGATACTCCGGCTGTTAAGAACATAGTAGACGATATCCGAGTACCCGAAATGCCGTATGAAGATAACTTTGTTTGGAGTATCGGACTTATCGAAGCCTACAATAGTGATAACTTAAAGCTTTACACGGCAGGTTCTTCCAGTAAGAAATATCCGAGTATCTATACGATAGTTGACAGTTTCCTGTTTGCCGGAATGGATGCCGATAATGAAGATTTGGCTAAAGCACTTGATAGGATGTGGAAGAGGGTAAAGAACCTGATTTACCGTCCAGTAGAAGTTACTACAATAGGAGACTTGTGTATCGAGGTCGGAGACCGCCTAGAAGTCCAATACAAGACCGAAAATGGTGAGCCTGTATATTTTCACACCTACGCACTTGAACGGCATTTTACGGGCATACAGAGTTTCAGAGACACATATACGGCTAAAGGTGACAGGAAACAGCCTAGATACTCACCTAACGAGAACTGGCATTACGGTGACGGTACGATTGCTACGGAAGGTGCAGGCACGGGCGGTGTTAGTGATGTTTCGGACAACTACAATAACTTCTGCGAGATTATCAGGAATGTAGGCATGAGACTTCTTGATGAGCCTTCAAGCGTTGAGGTTGTCTATAACAAGGCTGACGGTCAGGTAGAAATCAGTTGGGTTGACCCTAGTGATTTAAGCAATAACAGACCAGTACCTTTAACATGGTTAGGAACGGTAGTAATCCGCAAGGAAGGTTCAGCACCTTTGCATAGGTGGGATGGTGAATTACTTGTCAATAGCACTACTAGGGATGAGTATTCGGAAACCCCGTTCATTGATGATACTATCGAGGATAACAAGCGTTACTATTACGGCATATTCCCGTATCACAGATATTTGACCGACCCTGATAACAATATAAACTTCTATCGGTTCACAAAGGTTGTTTCGGTCAATACTGTTTCAAGATTAGAAGCTGCCGAAATTACAGGATTTGGTGTGGAAGGAACAAGCGTAACGGTATTATTCGATATACCTACTTTGGATGTTGGCACTTACAGTAGCATTAAGTTAGTTGGCAAAAAGGGTTCAATACCCGAATCGGAATTAGACGGTGATATAACAGAAACCCTTGCTTCGACAGATACATCAAAATTGATTACAGGATTAGACGAAGATTCAACATATTACTTTGTAATTTATTCCGAGGATTCAATCGGCAATAAAGCTGAAAGTGAATGTCAGTTCTGTAAGATTAACCCTATTAATGAATGGGTATTTGCCTATACTGGCGAAATTCAAACATTTACAGCTCCAAAGACAGGTATCTATCAGCTTGAAACATGGGGCGCACAGGGTGGCAATGCAGAGGATAGCGAGAATGGACTTGTTGCCCGTGGTGGCTATGGTGCATATGCAAAGGGTGAAGTATTCTTGACACAAGGTGAAACTCTTTACATTGGTGTCGGAGGACAGAATGGATATGGTGGTGGCGGAAGCAATTTACCTATGCACAATCTTGAAACTTGGAATTATCGTGGAAATGTTGTTTCTATGTCAATTCTCAATAACTTCACAAAAATTCCAGATGCCATAAAGACAGCCACATCTCCAACATACAGTAGAATATGGAATCAGAGCGTAAGTAGTATTCCGAGTTGGTTATCTCTTGGAGATATTTTATATCAATATTCTCTTAAAGATGGTCCAGACGATGGTAAATCTTATGTGTTTGTTGATAGTGATTATATAAAAATAGTATTTGGTGCATATCCGTATGGAAGTAGCACTTATTATGGGTTAGTAATATATAATAAAATTACAGATGATATAATCACATATTATGGTGATTTTTATACAGGGGCAAACGAACTCAGGACATATTATTTATCTATTGTTATTGATACACCTAACCAAAGGGCATATTTGTTGTTGGCAAATTCAAAAACAGGCGCAAATTATTTCAGGGTTGATGCACATTCGTTTATGTATAACGGCATTGATTTACTTTGGGAAACTTTTAGTAATTATTGATTCCACAGCTCATATTCAAAAGGGTATGGGCTGAATATTTAGAAAGTGAGGTGAGAGCATGGCTTATAGATGCTTGGAATCATGGACAGCAGGTGATGGAAATACTTATCAATTAGCACAAATAAATGATTTTACCACCATACCAACAAGCATAATAAATGCTACTTCCATGACTTATTACTATTATGATAAAGTAAGTGCTTGTCCGTCATATATAACTGATTTGGGAGATTTAGTATTTGATTTACAAAGAAGTATTGATGCTGATGTTACCTTAAATTTTGTTGATACTGACAGCATAAGAGTATTATTCGGAAGATACAATATGAATGATACAGGGAGTAGAATGTCAGGTGACCAATGGAAAGACCTTGTAAATTCAAGTTTTTTTAAACAAGGAGGATGGTCAAATTTCAGTAGTGGTAAAATCAAATTTTATGTTGCTGTTGTAATTGATGACGAAAACGAAAGAGCTTATGTATATTCCATAGAAAATTGTTATTATCATTGGGCAGGAAATACAGGGTGGACTATCAATGTTCTTGGTGGAAAACCCAATGATGTTGATTTATTCTTTGAGGTATTTGGACCGCATATCCCTAAATACACAGCCAACGGCGGTGGTGCTACTCACATAGCCAAAGTTACAGGACAGCTTAAAAACTTGTCAAGCAATCTGTCAGATATTTTGCTTGTAAGTGGCGGAGGCGGTGGCGGATTGATAATCAGTGAAGATGTCTATGCTGGCAAAGACGCAGGCGGAATTTCAGGTTCGGGAAACAATTCAGCCAATCAAACCATGGGTTACGCATTCGGACAGGGTGAAAGTGGTGAAGGTGTATCAGGTGGCGGTGGTGGTCTGTATGGTGGATATAAGGGGGGTGAATAGTTAATGAGCATTGAAAGTGGTGGTGCAGGTTCAGGTTACATAGGCAATTCCCTGTTATCCAACAAGAAAATGGTTGGCTATAATGTTCCTACTTCAAGTGATACAGCTACTAAAACAGAAACAATCAACGAGTATTCTGAAACGCCTGTATCGGGTAAGCCGAAATCGGGCAACGGATATGTGAAGATTACATTTTTAAGAGATGCAAACTGAAAGGGGTGAAAAATATGTGGCGCATACCAGACAAGATTTATGACATTTTAAAATGGATCGTGGTTATCTTTCTTCCGGCACTAAACATCTTGGTAGCATCATTAGGTGATGCCTTGGGATTTGATAGTGTAGTGACTTGTAAGGTGATAACAGCAATCCATGTATTTTTAGGTGCATTAATCGGGGTATCATCAATATCCTATCACATGGATAAGAAAGGGGCAGAGAATGGCGAAGATACTGATAAGCCTTGAAGAATGGCTAGAATATTTGAAATCTAGGGTTGGCATTGATGTATATGTCTGGGGCGGTAACGGTGAACTGATAGTCAATCTGATGCCGAAGCTATGTGACATGGAAAAAGATGACCATACCGAGAAAGAAGCTTTAAAGAATACCGACAGGGTACTTACACTTCTCAATAAACGTCTTATGACGGGAGTAGATATCTTTACGATTAGGGGAGAAGATTGTAGTGGCTTGTCGGTTAAATTTTTGCTTGAAAAAGGCATTATAAAAGGGGATACAAACTGTAACGGCTTGTATAACAAGACCAAAGGACACAAGGTTGCCATTAAGGACGTTAAAGCCGGAGATTATCTGTTTCAGGGCAATGACGATAATAAGTGGCATATCGGCTATGCAATCTCAAATAAGTATGCTATCGAGTGCAAGAACCATGATGAAGGCGTAGTACAGACAAAGATAGCTGATAGGGGTTGGAAGTATGCTACACGCCCTGATTGGTATGAAGGTGATGAACCTGAAAAGCCTGTTTTAAAGCGTGAGTTATATCTTACAGACCCTTACATGAAGGGTGAGGATGTAAGAGAAGCACAAAGACTTCTTACCGAGAAAGGTTATAATTGCGGTGAGATTGACGGAATCTTTGGCAAGAAAACTGAAATAAGCGTTAAGAATTTCCAGACAGACAACAGCCTTAAAGCAGACGGGATCATTGGCAAAAACACAGCCGAGAAGCTTGGCTTTAAGTGGGAAGGATAAAAACATAACCCGAAAGGAGAACCGACAATGTTTAAAAAAGACGGACAGGATAATATGTGGCTTACAAGGGGTGATACCCTTTACCTTGATGTTAAGAACTTGAAGTACCGTGACGAGGACGGGCAGATTCAGGACTATGAGTTTATAACGGGTGACAAGGTTTACTTCCGGCTGAAAGTCAATGACGGTCTAGTTGTTGAAAAACAGTTTGCCGTTGATTTGGAAGAAAACAAGGCTTCGTTAGAACTTGTACCTAGTGATACTGAAAGCTTGACTAACGGTGCGATTTACAACTATGAAATCGAAGTAGTCACAGCAGATTCAAAGCATTTTACAATCAAGGAAAACAAGAAGTTCACAATCGGAACAGAATTGGAGGTACATGACAATGGCTGAAAATTACGGTTCTCTTACGGGTACTTTGGACGCACATGATACTCTTGAAGGCAATCTTGATAATCATGGCGAAATGAGTGGCGAAATCCAGTTCGGTGGTGTAGGTAGCAAGGTTGATGACGTCCTCGTTAATGGGGAATCAGTTGTTGAAAATAAGATTGCTCACATTGACCTTACGCCTTATGCTGAAATTGAAAATGTTTACGATAAGACTACGATTGATACGGCTTTACAGGGCAAGGCTAATGTAACCGATATCCCTACGGATTTATCCGATTTACAGGATGATGCAAGTCATAGGACAGTTACAGATGAAGAAAAGACCGAGTGGAGTGGCAAGGCAGATACTTCGGATATTCCTACGGCTTTATCACAGCTTACTAATGATGCTGATTATGTTCAAGATAATGAATATCAGCATACGGATAATAACTATACTGATAGTGATAAAAATAAGCTTGAAAATATCGAAAGTGGTGCGGAAGTAAACGTACAATCCGATTGGAATGAAAGCAATTCTTCTAGTGACGCCTATATCCTGAATAAGCCTACGATACCTTCTGTTGTTGCTAATCCTCAAAATACTACGGCTACTCTTACAAGTATCGGGATTGACGGTACTAACTACGCTGTTTCAGGCGGCGGTGGTGGCGGTGCGGTTAATTCAGTTAATGGCATGACGGGTGATGTAGTCCTTGATGCCGAGAATGTAGGTGCTTTGCCTGATGATACGCCTTTGTTTAGCGGTGATTATAATGATTTGACCAATAAACCTACCATTCCTGATGCACAGATTCAGAGTGATTGGAATCAAAGCGACAACACAAAGGTTGATTTCATTAAGAACAAACCTACAATCCCGTCAGCACAGATACAATCCGATTGGTCACAATCTGACAATTCTAAAGTAGACTATATCAAGAATAAGCCTAGCATACCTACGGCTTTGGCTGATTTAAGTGATGATTCTACACATAGGGTTGTTACAGACAGCGAAAAAACTACTTGGAATGGCAAGTCTGATTTTTCAGGAAGTTATACCGATTTGACAGATAAGCCTACGCTTGGAACAGCTAGTGCTTTAGATGTTGCTAGTAGTGGTGACGCAAGCACAACCGAGGTTGTTAAAGGTGATGATAGCAGACTTACGGACGCTAGAACGCCTGTTAGTCATACGCATACTACTAGTGATATTACGGATTTTGATATTTCGGGCAAAGCCGACAAGGTATCGGATGCTACTTCGGGTAATTTTGCCGGACTTGATGCAAATGGAAACCTAACTGACAGCGGTCATAAGCATAGTGATTACTTGACACAGCATCAGGATATTAGTGGTAAAGCTGATAAAGTTAGTTCTGCTACGAATGGGAATATAGCTGGATTAAATGCAAGTGGCAATCTTACTGATTCAGGCATATCAGGAGACATGACCACCACCTCCGCCACAGGCAATCCCATCTCAATCGCAGATCTCAAATCAGCCCAAATCGCACTAAATCCCGTGATTACGTTTGAACCGATACAGGCAGGAAGTGGCACACCATCACCGAGCAATGTAAGGGCGATAAGTGGGTATGATAAGGTTGAGGTTTTATCGTGTGGAAAGAATTTATGTGAAGAAACTATTACAAATGCAACAATCAACGCGGACGGAACGATTACTGCGAGTGGCAGTGGAACAAGTTTTGATATGCACGTTGCAAGGGTTTTGCAAGGTGTAACATATACTATAAAAAGTGATGAAGCCCAAAGCGTTAGTCAACAGTTTGTTGGTGGATTTTTCTACTCAAAGCCTGCACTAAATTCTGTATCATACAACGGAACAAGATTGGCAAATACATCCGCAACCTTTACATCTCCAATAACAGGATATGTGGCATTTAGAACTTCTCGTGGATATGCTGTTGCACAATGTGAATATGGTTCTTCACAGACAACCTACGAACCCTACCATAAAACCACAGACATATCCGAATCTTTGGGGCAGACGGTGTATGGGTTGGAATATTATCCGAGAACGGGTAAGGCAAGAGTTATAAAATCAAGATATGATTTAGGTGATTTATCTTGGACTTATGATAGTGGTTCGGCAAGATTTTATAGTAATAGCTTGGCATCATTAGTTGGTGGAACGGTTAGCGGAAGTATTTTTACAAATGTTATATTCTCTTGTTATAAAAATTCGTTGGACGCAAGCAATGCGAGTGCGTTTATTTTTGAAAACAATAAGTATGTTTATGTTTACGATAATAGATACACCGATGCGGCTACGTTTAAGACCGCTATCGCAGGGCAAACTGTTTGTTTTGAATTAGCATCCCCTACCGAAATCCAACTCACACCCCATGAAATCGCACTTTCACAGGGGTACAATTACATATCCACTAACGGCACTTCAATCAGCCTTGCTTACCACAACGGCGAAGTCGCTACTCATGCGGATGTTGAACAGTTGGCGGAAACGGTTAATGAGTTAAATGATTATCTACAACGTAGCAATGCAGATTCATATGTTGATTTAACAACATCCGCATATATATTCCCGTGTGATGGATATGTGGTAGTTGATTCACAAGCGGTAACTTCGGGTTCTGTTAGGGTACAGTTAGTATCGAGTAGTGGTTCTTTCCTAATTGGCGGTATTTACATGAATATTACAGGTCAATATCAAGTACAGACTACTTATGTCAAAAAAGGTATGAATGCAAGGGTGGTACAAGATGTGACGGGTACGAGAAAGAGATTTATCCCGTTGATACCATAAAATAACCATTTTAGGAGGAAAGATGAAGAACGCATATGAGAAGATTGCGTATGATGTAATACGCAGATGTTTGAGGGATGCCCTTGAAAATCATTCAACCGATTATAAGGCAGGATATGTGCAAGGCGTTGTTGACTTACAGACTGAAATCTTTAAGGAATTAGAACAACCAACAAGGGCATATGGATGCGGATTTGATGAATCATCTATCCAAATGGCACAGAACAGGTAACCCCATAAAACCAAAATTTCATTCGGTGGCGTTTTAAATCTGAAAATCCAATTTTTGCATAAAAAATGACTTTTGAACGGTTTTTAGGTGTAAATTTGAACCTGAATAGGTGTTTAATTATGTTAGTAGGGATTATCATAGGCACATTAGCATATATCATTGTGGTAGTTTTGTTCCTTTTACTACTACATAAAGACAGGGAAGATTAACATGAGGATAATCATATTCACAGCCGGACTTTTAGGCAAGACAGGCTTATATACATGGACACGGAATTTCGCAATCAATATGCGTAACGATCATTCCATTACAGTTATGTGTGCTACGTTTAATGAAGATATCAAAGCCGATTTAAGCCAGTATGCTGATTGTGTTGTCTATGAGAAGGACGCAACCTACGATTGTGACATATTGCTACATAACTTTCAGGATAACGCCATAAAGGGCAATATCCATGCAGATAAGGTATTTGTACTACTTCATTGCAATTACGCCAAAATGAGACATTCTAATGCGTTTGAGAGGGATATAAAATACATAGCTGTTTCGGAAGATACCGCTAGGGGCATGAGAAATGCTTATAAGGTCGATTGTGAAGCTATTGAACCGTTCATGCCCGATTATAAACCTAAAAAAGTATTAAGGCTTGTTTCGGCAACTAGGCTGACTACTGAAAAAGGCTATCAGCGAATGGTCAAGTTGTGTCAGCTACTACGGAAGAATGACATACGGTTTCAATGGCTAATCTTTACAGATTCATTTAAGCCTGTTGAGGGTTATCCTGAATTTATCAATATGGGTTCACAACCTAATGATGTGGTCATGGATTATATGGCTGATGCCGATTATGTGGTACAGCTATCAGACCATGAAGGATTTTGCTATTCGGTACACGAAGCGTTATCAGTTGGTACGCCTTGTTTGGTCACAGATATCCCGATATTCAGGGATGCGGTTGAAAATGGTTATAACGGTTATCGTCTGCCATTAGATATGCAAGACATAAACATAATGGATATAACCGAGAACAGACCGCTAGGTTATCGTTTCAACGCTAAAAGCAACGAAGATTTAAGGGAACAATGGGAAGGGGTTTTACATGAAGATATCCGCATATACTAAAAGCGAACTTGACCGATTCAGGTCTGCTTGCAATTTCACAGATTTAGAACGTTCATGTTTCGATTTGAAAGCCAAAGGCTTGACCAATTATCAGTTAGCCATGGAATTGAATGTTTGCGACAGTACAGTTTCGGCTACTATGAAAAGCATCAGGGCAAAGATCACGGCTGTTTCGGAAGAAATGATTAAGGCTAACAAACAGGAAAGCGTGAAGACCGATACGATAAATCCCCTGATTAGCTATCTTGTGGATTTCTTTACCAAACTGTTGGCTAATAGTCCACTTGTGCCGGAAAGCCATACGGCTAAAGAATGGTTGGAATTGCCGGATAAAGTTTCAATCAAGGATAAGCTTTATGTGGTCATTGATTTCCGAAGTGATGATAATTCTCCATCTATCCCACGCCTGAAATACGGTGATGGGGTCACAATGGTTTCGCAACTTCCATTCTGTACGGCTGCCATTACCGACAATGATGTACGCCTTTGGGATTTACAATCGCAAATCTCACAGAAATTGCAATGATTTTCCACATTTCCCAAATTTAATAACGTTTTCTCCTAAAAACCTCACCGACTTTATGTATGGTGGGGTTCTTTTTTTATGCTATGATTTAGCAAAACAAGGAAGGAGTGGACTATGTGGCGTACATCTATGCTAACCCTAACCCGAAAAACAAGATAGTTGATGATTGTGTCATCCGTGCGTTAAGCCTAGCACTTGGCAAAACATGGGATGAAGTTCATTATGCCCTTGCCAAACAGAGTTTTTATGACAAGGATGTTATGAACGCTAATTCGGTAGTAGGGAAGTATCTTGAAAGCATGGGTGCAGAACGTCATAATTTGCCCGATAAATGCCCTTTATGTTATTCGGTGAAGGATTTTACCTCTGAACATAGAAAAGGCGTCTATATCCTTTTTACAGGCACTCACACGGTTGCTATAATTGACGGTGATTTTTATGACACGTTCAATAGCGGTGATTATCCCGTGATTTATTACTTTTTCGTGGAGGATTGATTATGAATGGCATGATGAATATGATGAAAATGTTTCAGCAATTCAAAAGTAACCCTATGCAAATGTTATCAAGACGGTTTAACATTCCACAAGGCGTTAATGATCCTAATGAGATTTTAAATCATTTGGTCAATACTAATCAGGTATCGCAAGACCAGATTAATCAGATAAGCCAAATGGCTAATATGTTCAGAAGTTAAAGTGTGCGCACACTTAACATACGGATTATCCGTTTGAGGATATTCCCTAACCTAAAAAAGTTTATAGGAGGATTTTATTATGGCACTTGAAAATGGTGGAGTAGTTACAACTATGCCCGTAATGCCTACAAGCGGTGGTTTTGGTGGGTTTGGCGGTGCTGATGGTTGGTGGATTTTACTTCTGTTACTGTTTGCCGGAGGTGGCTTCGGTGGTGGTTTCGGTGGCTTCGGTGGTGACGGATTATACCCTTGGATGAACAATTCGCAGAACATCAATGATGGTTTCCGTGACCAGATGCTCAACAGTTCCATATCAGGCATACAGGGTGGAGTAACAAGCGGTTTTGGTGACGTACAGAACGCCCTTTGTGGTGGTTTTGCCGGAGTTAATGCAACAATAGCTAACGGATTTGCTACGGCTGAAAGTTCGGCAAATTCTAGGCAGATGGCTAACATGAATCAGGCATTTGGCTATCAGACAGCTATGAATCAGGGATTTAATTCTATCGCAAGTCAGCTTTCTCAATGCTGCTGCGATAATAGGATGGCTACGGTTCAGACACAGAACATAGTTCAGAGTGAAGGTGCAGCTACAAGGCTTGCTATCCAAAATCAGACGCAGGAAATATTGGATAAACTCTGTCAGCAGGAGATAGATACCCTTAAATCACAGAATATTGCATTACAGAATCAGGTTAATATGCTGAATCTTGCAGCTAGTCAGACCGCACAGAGCCAGTATCTTGTAGATAAGCTTACACCTACTACGGCAGCTTGAAGGGAGGTTTACTATGAAGAACATAGAAGAACTTCACAAATTGAGCGACAAAGTAATGGATTCCATAATGGAATCGAACAAAAAGCTAGACAAAGAAAGCGAAAGACTTACCGCAGAAGATGCAAGGTATCTGGAAAGTCTCACACGAATACTTAAATCTGTCAGCACGGTCATTGCTATGGAAGAGTATTCTGATGACGGTTATTCTAGGGATGGTTGGAATCATTACGATCCTAATTATCCTAACCCGAATATGACTTCCGGCAGAAGATACCGTGACAGAATGGGTAGATATTATTAAAAAAACGGGGCGTACCTTTTGGGTATGCCCTTATTTTAATTAGAAAGCATTTCAAGTATGTTTTCTGGTTTATATTTCTGAACAATACCACCCCATTCAGTTATTTTAATCGTGTTTATTCTGGAAGTAGTCATTTGAGTTTCAAAATCGTCACCCAAACAATCTTTAAGAGTTTTTTTCATTTGGTCACAGATATTTTCATAAGAAACCCCTTTAGGACTTATAGTAATAAATCCATCCCCGTTTTCTTTATGGTAATTCATAACATCTTCATAAGTCATGGATATTTGAGCAGCCGACAAAATAGAACTATAATTATAACATTCTTTTTCATTCACCAAAACCTTATCATAACAGTTATCACATAAATAAAATGCTTTTTCAAGATAATCATTAAGGTCAAGATTATAAGTTGTTTTTATATATTCTTTACAATCAGTAATTCTGCCACAGACCGAACAAGTAGTATTTATTATTTTTTCTTCGGGAACTTCTGTAATTTGTGGTTCTGATTCGTTAGGGGTATCTGATACTTTAGGTTCTTCTTTACTACAAGCACATAATGTAATGCACATTATAATTAGAATAGTAATTACTTTTTTCATGCGTTTTCCTCCTTGATTTCTTGTTGTTTATTCCGGCACGGACAGGATAAAACTAACTCCAATAAAGTATCGTAACGTTTGTCTTTATCTTGAACAGCTTTAAGCAACAAATCCATTCGTTGATCTTTATACGAAATCTGTTCTTTTAAAAACTCAATACTTTTTGACCATTGTTGACGTTCCTGTTCCATTTTTTCGTTCATTTTGTTGCGTTCTGTTTCAAACAATGAATTTATATGTTCAAGTTGCCATTCAAGTTCCTCAATCCTTTGTATCTTGTATTGCAACAGGGTTTTCATAACCTGAACGTCCAGATTATCGTCAGCTTCGATTGTTTCAATATCAAGTAAAGCCTTTGCTATCGGTCTTATGGTTTCCTCGTACCTAAAAGATAAGTTTTCAGAGCCTTCTTGAAATACCCTTGATAATGTTGATTTCGATAAAAAGTCGCCATTCTTTTCAAGAAGATTAAGTATGTCACCATACGAAAGTCCTTTTTGCTCACGAACTTGTTTTAACTTTATAATTATATCAGAAGTATCTGTCATGTGTTCAATTCCTGTTCGATAGTGTTCGATTTATGAAACGGGTTCAATATCTGGGACTTTTCTTAAATCTATTTCTATGTTATGCTTGTTTCATCTAGGAGGTGATGTATGTGATAAACGAATACGAATTTATAAATCTATTTTTAATTGCTGACGAAGAAATCAAGGATCAGGTTGAGAAGGTTTTAGTAGATTCTCAACCGCCAACTGAATTTGAGGAATAGCATTTTTATATAGTTTGTATAACTCTAATGCTTTTTTGATATCAGCATCTGCATTTTTATTTTCACCGATAGGATTGTTTTGCCTATCTATGCCCTCTACACCCATGATCCAAACAGGGCTGACGTTAAAAACTTCTGCCATTTTTTGTGCAGCGTCAGCTTTAGGACAGTATTCACCTTTTATGTATTTACTGATTTTTGATTTATGAACGCCGGATTTATCCGCAAGTTCTTGTTGCGTCATTCCTGTTTCATCTAAAAGCTGTTTTAATCTTATTGCAGATTCTTCCATTTGTTTCACCTCCGTTATGAATAGCATTGTAATCTATATATCGGCAAATATCAACATAAACATTACATTTTTTTTAAATTACCTATTGACAAAATCAAAATGGCGTGTATAATAGGATTTAGAAAGTTGAGAAAACTCTACCGACGAAAGGAAGGAGGGGAAGAAAATGTTTCGCAAGTTGAGAGCAAGGATAATAGAAAAATACGGAACACAAAAAGTATTCGCAGAAACGCTTAAAGTAAGTAACAACTTGGTCTCTTTGAAAATGCAAAACAGAGTTGTATTTTCAAAAGAAGATATGATTAAATGGGGCGAGTTGTTAGATATTCCACCAGAGCAATTCTACGAATATTTTTTTTAACCCTAAAGTAGAGAAAACTCTACTCACAAAGAAAGAGAAAAGAAGGTTTAAAGTGCGAAAATTAGTGATCGCCTTATTACTGATACTTGTTTTTATTCCAAGTATTACGCTTAAGGCAGATGAAGAGACAAAAGAAGCAGAGGAAACCGAAGAAGTTTCTTTCAAGAAAGCCGTAAGTGACTTTGCTAAAAGCATGAAAGCGGTTCGGAAATACATGAGAGAACAAGCAGAAAAGAGGAAGTTTGAAGAGTCGGAAATCAATTTACTGGCAGAAATAATCTATTGGGAAAACTGGTTTACTGACGAAGAAAAGCTTACGGCAAGATGGACGGGTGGCGTTGTTATGAACAGGGTTAATTCTGACGAATTTCCTGATTCTGTTTATGACGTAGCGTATCAGCGAGGGCAATATAGTACAACGAAGTATTTCTACACCAAAGAATTGCCAGAAGAGTGTTACGAAATGGCAAAAGATATCTATTACAACGGAGTAGAAGATATGCCTGAAAACGTCCTATTCCAAGCCACATTCAAGCAAGGCAAAATTTGGAAACAATTAAACGGGGAGATATTCTGTTATGGCTGATTCGGGCAGAGGGAAAAACCTTTTTAAGCATGGCGGTTGGGGTACTCGCTTGTATCACATATATCGCAAAATGTTAGAGCGTTGCACTAACCCAAATTATTCTGAACATATTTATTACTATGACAGGGGAATTAGTATATGTAGTGAATGGCGAAAAGATTTTAAGGCTTTTAGAGATTGGGCTTTGAATAACGGATATGAGGATCATTTAAGCATAGACAGAATAGATGTTAATAAGGGATATAGCCCCGAAAATTGTAGATGGGCAGATGCTAAAACTCAAAGTCGAAACAGAAGAAGCAACATAAGAATTGCTTTGAATGGTATTGAAAAAACTTTGGTGGAATGGTGTGAAGAACTAGAATTGCCTTATAAGACTATTGAAATGAGAATTTTGAGAGGGTGGAATCCTCAAAAAGCTTTAACGGAAAAAATAAATACGAATTATCGTAAAAAATTATAAAAGGGGGTTTAGACATGATACTGATTTACATTCAAAGGCTTTTAGCTATCGCAAGTCTGATAGCAGGAATAATCGTAACTTTTTCGGAAACGCCTATAACCGAGGGCATTGGAAGTCAGATGTTGCTCACATTGGAAGGTATTTTGCTGATAGCTGTTTCGGTTGGATGGTTATACCTAATCGGTTGGGAAGAGGAAAAGTATGAAACAAGGTAGAAGGCTTTATAGGAACGAAAAAGAATTGCTTAAAAAACAGCATTTAAACCCCGAAGAATACTCATTTTTGGGCGAATGTCTTGACAGTAGCGGTAAATCAGGGAGTTATTTCAAAATTCAAAACAAGAAAACAGGGAACATCAAAGTGATATGCCGATTTTCAGGCAAATAAACCACATCAAGGAGGAAAATGATGAATTTAAGAATCAACAAAATGACCCTTACAAACTTCAAGGGCATCAGAGAAAGAACAATCAATTTTGGTAATCACACCAACATCAACGGTAAGAACGCTACAGGCAAGACTACACTTGCGACAGCTTATTTTTGGCTGTTTTCAAATACTGATTATGATCTCAAAAGCAATCCCGACATTTACCCTGTTGGACTTGAAGAAGGTTGCCCGTCAGTTGAAATTGACATGACGATTGACGAGAAGCCTGTCAAGATGCGCAAGACACAGACTAGAAAAGTTACCGAGAGTAACGGCACGAAGAAAGTTGCCCTGACTAATACTTATTCGGTTAATGAAGTACCGCTTTCGGAAAGAGATATGCAGAAGAAACTTTCTGATATGGGCTTTGATTTTGAAAAAATCAATCTGTTAGCTAATCCCAACGCATTTATTTCGGCAAAGAAAGACGAACAGAGAAAAATCCTGTTCTCAATGGCATCCAGTTTAACAGACTTGGAAGTTGCCTTAAAACTTGAAAACGTAAAGGAATCAGCCAAACTACTTGAAAGCTATTCTATGGATGAAATCCGTGCTATGCAGAAGGCTACGTTATCGAAAATCAACGAGAATTACGGCAAAAAAGGTGAAATCCTTGTAGCCAAAATAGAAGGATTAGAACTATCGAAAGTCGATTTGGATTTTGCCGAGTTAGAACTTTTAAAGAACAGCATTAACGAAAAAATTGAGAAGAATCAGGATGCTCAAAGGGTAGCTAATCAGATTAATTCCGAACTGGAAGAACTTCATACGAATGACATGGCTTTACAGTTTGAGTATTCAGCTATCTACCAGAAAGAAGAAAACGAGAAAAAGGAATACGAAAACCAGTTAAAGCAGAAACGTAGGGAAGTTGAGGAAAAGGCTAACGATCTTGACAGGATTATCCGGCAGACAAAGAACGAGGTTTCGATTTATGAAAATGCGGTTAGCAGATATGAAGCTTTGGCAAAGACATTCAAAGATGCAATCAAAGAAGCAAAAGCATTATCTTTCAATGAAGATTCTTTGTTATGTCCTACTTGCGGTCAGCTTCTTCAATTCGATAGACAGGAAGAGATAAAGGCAGATTTTGAAAAGCGTAAACAGGCAGCTATTGAACGTGCCGAGAATGACCTGAAAGAAAATGCTTCATTGTTGGCTATCAAGAAATCAGAATTGGCTGAATTAGGCAAAAAACTCCAAAAGGCTATGGATGATAGGGCAAGCCTTGAAACCGTCCTTAAACAGCCTGTAAATGCGTTACAGGGGCATATGGATGAGCCTAATCCTTATGGTGATGAGAAAGACAGACTTCAAAAGGCTATTTCCGAGGTTCAAAAAGCTATCGAGGATAAGAAAGCCACAATGCCTAATATGAGCGTTCTGAAATCCGAGGAATTGGAATTACAGGGACAGTTAAGGGATTGTGAAATCCAGTTATCGAAGGCTGATGATAATAGCCGGATAGATGACAAAATTGCCGAACTTCGTGAACAGCAGATTAAGTACGAACAGCAACGTGCTGATTCGGAAAAAATCTTATTCCAGTTAGATGAGATTCAGAAAGCTAAAAACGAATTGCTCACGGAAGAAATCAACAAGCATTTTAAGTTAGTTCGTTGGGAAATGTTTACATACCTTAAGAATGGCAACTATGCCGAAGCTTGTAACTGTTTTGTTGGTGATAAGGAACTTGGTTCTGCCCTGAACAACGCTTTACAGATTCAGGCAAAAGTCGACATTTGCAACGGCTTACAGAATTTCTTCGACAAGCACTTACCGATTTGGATTGATAACTCCGAAGCACTTGACACCGAAAATCAGGATCACGTTAAGGCTGATACGCAGATAATCATGCTTCGGGTAACAGATGATAAAGAATTGACAGTAAAGGAGATTTGATATGGCAGAAGAAAAAAGCACAGCTTTAACATTTGGTCAGCAGATATCGACAGAATTAGATTTACATTCGGATGCACTTCCGAAGGACTTTAACAAGGCAAGGTTCGTACAGAACGCAGTAGCTATGTTGAACGGTAACGAAGCACTTGCTACTTTCGCAAAGTCGAATAAGAACGGTACGGCACAGATTAAAGCCGGACTTATGAGGGCAGCTTATTTAGGGTTAGATGCTTTGAGTAAGGAATGTTACTTAATACCCTATGGGAGTACCTTAAATTTTATGGTTGATTATCGTGGTGCCGAAAAATTGTGCAAGAAATACAGTATCAGACCGATAAAGGAAATTTACGCAAAGTTAGTCAGGGAAGGTGATGAGTTTGAAGAAAACATTATTGATAATGAGCCTTCAATCACATTTAAGCCGAAGCCTTTCAGCACATCCCCGATAATCGGTGCGTTTGCCGTATGCAACTTTAAGGATGGTGGCATGAAGTATGAAACCATGAGCCTTGAAGAACTTAATAAGTGTCGGAGTAAGTCAAAAGCAAGTAACAGCATGGCTTGGAAAGATTTTCCTGAACAGATGTACGTCAAGACAATCCTTCACAGGCTTTGCAAACACATAGAACTTGACTTTGATTCAGCCGAACAGAGACAGGAATTTGATAATGATGTAGCAATCGAAACTGATCCTGTTGAAATCCGTAACAACACGGTAAACGAATCTGCTAATTCCGTAGACTTTGACCCGTCAGTAATAGACGCAGTAGCGAAAGAAGTCCCATTTACATAACTCCTTTGATAGATGCGGTGGGTTTGGTGGGATTAATAAGGAGATAAAGAATGGAACTGAAATGTATAGCAACTGGAAGTAGTGGGAACTGTTATTCCCTGATAGATAAGCAAGGCAACATACTTCTCTTGGATGCCGGAATACCAATAAAGGATATTAAGATTGGGATTGATTTTAAGGTCAGCAATCTAAAAGGTGCGTTGATAAGTCACGGGCATCAGGATCATAGCCACGCTATGAAAGACTTGGAACGCATGGGAATAAACGTGATAGCACCGTTTAAGAAGAAGCCTAATCAGGCAGCTTGCATGGGTGGATTTTTCGTTCAGTATTTCCCTTTGACCGATAAGGACGGTCATTTTACGCATACCAACGGTGACGGTTCTGAATGTCCGATATATGGGTATCTTATAGGACACGATTTAGAGCCGTTCAAGATGCTTTACATTACGGATTGTGAGTTTATCAAATGGCGTTTCAGCGAAGTGGATAATCTGCTTTTAGGGATTGACTACATGGATAAATACTTGGAGAACGAAGAAAACGAAGCTAAAAAGCGTCATATCCTGTCAGGGCATTTAGAGTTAAAAACAGCCGTTGAATTTATCAAGACTTGCGACAGGGATAAGACTTTGAAAAATATAGTGGTGTGTCATTTATCGGACAGCAATTCCGATGTGCATACCTTTGAGAATGAAATCCGCAAAGTAACGGATTGCAATATCCAGTTTGCGAGAAAAGGAGAGATTTACAAGTTATGAAAGATGAAAATAGGGTGCTGATTAGCGGTAAGATTAACACCGATTTGAAAGTTACCAAATACAAGGACAAGGAATCCGGCAAGGAACTGTTATTTGTTGGTTTCCAGTTGGAATCAGAAAAAAAGCAAGTAACTAAACGTGAACAGATTAACAACTATATATGGATTAACGCCTATCAGGATATAGCTGAATACTGTAATGAGTATTTGAGCAAGGGTAGACACATACTTGTCGAGGGAACGCTTGAAAGTGAAAGTTGGTATGACGTTAAAAAGGGTATTCACTACAAGTGGTTCGTTAAGGCTAATAAGATTACTTGCATCAACGATACGCAACAGTTGGCTAACGATACATGGTCAACTTCCAACATAAGCGTAAGCGGATTAGCTACGGCAGAATTTAGAACTGAAAGCGAACAGTAATCGTAGAAGGCTGATACGGGCGGTTTTAGTATTCGGACGATAAAATATACCACTTCGATATGAAACGTGCCTTAAATTGACCGCTAGGCACATTCTAGTGGCATATAAATTGTGAGGTAGTAATGAGTGAAAGAACAATAAATGATTTAAGACAAAAACAGGCACTCCCATTGGACGTAAAAATCTCATTGACAAGGGAACGTATCAGACAATGGGTAAATGAGTTTGGCGAGGACGGTGTTTACATCAGTTTTTCAGGTGGCAAGGACAGTACGGTACTTCTTGATATAGTCCGTAATGTTTGCGGATATACCGACATTCCTGCGGTATTTGTAGACGTTCCTACACAGTTTCCAGAACTTAAAGAGTTTGCTCTAACGTTTGATAACGTAACAATCTTGAAACCGAAAATCAGCTTTGTTGAAGTCTGCAAGAAATATGGATTTCCCCTAATAAGTAAGGAGGTTTCGGAATGTGTGGATTTGGGTAGAAAATATATAAAAAAATGCTTGACAAAGCATCAAAATGATGTGACCACCGCTACAGACAGACAGACAGACAGACAGGCTGATATTTCGGTCTGCAAGTGGGATAGCGGATTTATTAGGCATAGAGAGGCGGAAGGCAAACAGCAAGAACGAACAAGCCTACCAAAGTCTGCTGATGGGGACTATCCCTGACGAGTTTTTGGCTAACGCTCCTGTTCGATTGCAAGAATTATTTGGACGAGTGGTACATAAGGAAAAAGGCGTAACAACTAACGAATATTCAACTATGTTTGACAAAAGAAAATACAACTTTTTTCTTGATGCAAACTTTGAAATTTCCGCTATGTGTTGTAACGCAATGAAGAAAAAACCTATTAAAGAATATGCACATAAAACAGGCAGACACCCCATAACAGGTCAAATGGCAGCAGAAAGTCGGTTGAGAACTCAAAAATGGATTCAAAATGGGTGTAACGCTTTTAACACAAAAGAACCTATTAGCAATCCCTTATCATTTTGGACGGAGCAAGATGTATTGCAATATATCGTTGAACACAATATTAAAATTTGTTCGGTTTACGGGGATGTAGTAGAGGATTTTGGTGACCAGATAGACGGACAGATGGATATAAGTGATTTTGGCTTGTGTGAGCCAAATAAGAGATACAAGTGTACGGGATGTAAACGTACAGGATGTATGTTATGCGGTTTTGGTTGTCATCTTGAAAGCAAGGAAGAATCAAGATTTAGATTGCTCAAAGAAACACATCCGAAGATGTACGCCTTGCTTGATGTAGTCAAAAATAACGGAGTGACATTCAGAGAAGCTATCGAATGGACTAATGAGCATATGACAGGCAGAGGACATATTTACTTGTAAGGAGTAAGGCAAATGATACTTTTGGAAGATACCCGAAATCAAATCGGGAAACATGACAAAAAGCATGAATGGTTTGCACAACATGGGATAGAAATTCGTAGAACAAAACTCTATGCCGGAGATTATACACTACCAACTAATCAGAGTATATGTATTGACACGAAGCAAAGCTGCATGGAGTTGATAAACGATCTGCAAGCCGACCATGTAAGGTTTCGTGACGAACTTTTAAGGGCGCAAGAAGCCGGAATAAAGCTATATATTCTTGTTGAGAATGATTTTCAATGGATAGTTAAGACTAAAAACATCTTCAACAATCCTGTTAGGTGCATAGCAGATTTAAACCATTGGAAAAATCCTAGGGCATTTATCCGCAAGAATGGTCAACAGGCATATCCGAATTGTGCTAAAGGTTCATGGCTTGCCAAAGTGTGTGCCACTTGTGAAGAAAAGTACGGTTGCAAGTTTGTGTTCTGTAAGCCTGATGAAGCTGCCGAGATCGTTGTGAGAATTTTAACAGGGGAGTACAAGGGATGAATGTAGGTGATTACGGATATTACTATCCTGTAAATTGGGCGAATGGTCAGCCAAAGACCGAGGATGAGCGTTGGGGTAAAAAATGCCGGATAGCCAAAATACACGGATATCTGCTGTTCCTAGTATTTGAAGGTATGCAAGGCATGACTTACGCTAGCGAAAAAGAAGTTAGTGAAAAGGAAGTGAAATAAGGTGGCAGAACGTAGGATGTTCACAAAAAAGATAACTGATGCGGATGAGTTTATATCCTTGCCTAGTAGTACACAAGCTTTATATTTACACCTTTGCATGGGTGCGGATGATGACGGATTTACTAACCAAATTCAAATTGCAATGCTAAAGGCTCATGCAAGCGTAGATGATGTGAAAGTATTGCTTACAAAACGTTTTATTTTGCAATTTGAGAGTGGGGTAATTGTAATTAAACATTGGAGAATGGCAAACGCATTACGAAAAGACAGATATACAGAAACCGCATATCAGGAAGAACTGAAACGTTTAAAAATAAAAGAGAATGGTTCATACACTATGGTAAACGATGAAGAAAATGTTTGGTTGCCAAATGGTTGCCAAATGGTTGCCACAGATAAGGATAGTATAGGTAAGGATAGTATAGAAAAGAATAATATATATAATGTCGAGCCTGAAAACAAAAAAGAACCATATTTAGAAAAAATTAAAGAAATTTTAAATTATTTAAACCAAAAAACAGGCAAAAAATACACAGGGAAAAGTCAAGCACATAAAAATCTTATTATTGCCAGATTAAGAGAAGGCTTTACTGTTGATGACTTTAAGGTAGTCATTGATAACAAAGTTAATGCTTGGGGTGGTGACGAAAAGATGAAACAGTATTTAAGACCTGAAACATTGTTTTGTGGAAAGTTTGAAACTTATCTTAACGATGTTGAGGATGAAAAGCAGAAACGAAGCAGAGAGGATCGTGAAATAAATGAGCGTCAACGAGAAGCAATCAGACAATCTTGCGAAATCGGATTCTACTAATAAATGCCCGAAATGTGGCGGTGACGGGATGTATGTATTTATGCAACTTGCATCTGAATACGCCAAAGAACGTGGCGTTGAGGACATATACGCAAGCAGACCGCAACCTTACTACATACCCGTTGGTAAGAAATGCCCGTACTGTAATGGCGGTTTTGTCGAAGATGTTAAGCAAGTCAAGAAGTTTTCCGGCATACCCACAACATTCTATGACAAACGCATGAGTGCTTTTGATTGGGGCATTTATGTTGATGATAATGGCAGAACTGTTAGTACAGCTAATCAGCAAAAAGGCGTCATGTCATTTATAGAGCAATTTGAGATTTGGGAAGAAGAAAATATCGGTTTATATATCTATTCCAAAACTAAAGGTTCTGGAAAAACATTCTTGGCAAGTTGCGTATGCAATGAACTTATGAACAGACGGGCAATAAAAACACGATTTGTGAGTGCATCAGAACTGATAGACATTTCACAATCGGGTGATAAAAACGCAAATGATGAGTACAAGCGTAATCCATTAAAGCTTTTGCATGATTGTAAGTTTTTAGTGATTGATGATCTTGGTCAGAAAAGCACAGGCGGTGAATGGCTAGAAGATATCCTGTTTAAGCTACTTGATGACAGGGTTTCAAATAAGCGTATGACAGTAATCACATCTAACCTTGCTATTCAAGAATTGCCGTTTGATGAAAGAATCATAGACCGAGTGAATACATTATGTATGCCTTGTCATTTGCCGGAGATATGCGTTAGGTCAAGAGAAATAAATGAACGTAGGCAAGCTTTACAACAGAAATTAGCAATAGACAGAAAGGAGTGATTACATGGCGAGAGTAACGCAAAGGGATAGAGTGTTAGGGTACATACATGATTTCGGGTGCATCACATCATGGGATGCCTACAAGGATTTAGGGATAAGTCAGCTTGGGGCAAGGATTTTTGAACTTAAAAAGCTTGGGTATATCTTTGAAACCGAGAGGGTAAAGACTACAAACAGATATAATCAGCCGACACATTATGACAAGTATAGGCTTGTCGGCAACATAAATGATGACATTTTAGATAAGGTGAAGTTGCAAGCCTAAAAAGACAGCCGAGAATAGCGTTAATTTGCCTGTAAAGGTGGGTTTCGTATCAAAGTGGATAAAATATACCACCGAGGAACAAAAGTGGCTTAAATCGGCTTATACGAAGTGAGGATAAAAATGAGCAAATTATCGAAAGAAGAACAGGCACGTTTTAGCGGTGCAGCTTGGATACTTGAATATGCCAAAAAACACGGCTTGGATGAAGCCGAAAAGGAAGTTGAACGTAGGGGTATTCGGAATATGCCCCTGAAACTTAAAGATTCTGATGTTGATGTTTTCGTCAAGAGTGAGCGTACTAACGTCCTGAATTGTGTATTGATTAATACGCTTGTGGTACTCAATGACGAGTTTGGGTTTAAGGATTACGAATGTAAACGCTTCGTTGACAGATTTAACCTCAAATCAGCTTGCCTTGTGGACGGTTACGTTAATTGGCGTGAACTCCGTGATACCGTTAAGGACGAGTTGGGAATCCAGATTGAATTGTGTGAAGCGTTGGAGAAGGAAGGACATGAAGGATAACTTTTTTAAACTTGAAAACATAGATTGTTTAGAAGGAATGAAAAAACTTGATCCTGCTTCGATTGATTTAATAGTTACCTCACCACCTTATGACAATATAAGAACTTACAATGGATTTAGCTTTGATTTTCAAGGCATAGCTAAAGAAATGGTAAGGATTCTTACCGAGGGGGGGGTATTAGTTTGGGTTGTATCTGACCAGACTATAAACGGTAGCGAATCAGGAACAAGCTTCAAACAAGCCTTATATTTTAAAGAGTTAGGGTTAAATTTACACGATACAATAGATCGGA